GGATCGACAAGATTGCCGTAACCTACACGGCCGACCAGCTCATGGGCCGGGCGGTGCCCGGTCAACCGCGAGGGGCCAAGATCGAGGAACCGACCGACTTCTTCTGGGAGGTCGTCGAGGATGGCCGCGGCGACAACCCGCCGATGCGTGCGCGGTATCGGCTCATGGCGCAACCCGACCGGCGCGAGGGCGACGTGTGCTGGTCGGTGTTGCTCGAACGCATGAGCGAAGACATGGATCGGCAAGGCCGCAGCCAGTACGGCATCGACCCCGACGACCGATGACGACCTACACGCTACGCCTCGACCAAGTTGCCGGGCACTTCGAGAAGGTGCAGGGCGACATGCGGAAGGCGGCGATGCGCGGGTTGCTGTCGGCGGCCCAGCGGACGCAACAGGAGATCGTGTTGCGCATCATCCCCACGCGCAGCCCGAAGCCCGTCGACCGCGCGGCGTCGGGGTATCTCGGCGGGTGGCGTGCGCGACCGACCGAGGACGGGGCGGTCATCGAGAACCTCGAAACTCACGCGGCGTTCATCGAGTACGGGGTCAAGAACGTCAAAGTTGGTGCCCGCATGATCCGCATGCTCAGCGAGTGGGCCGTGCGCAAGGGGCTCGCGACGGCCGAGGATGCGGTTGCGCATGCGTGGGCCATCGCCCGGTTGATGCGCAACCGGGGTATCTTCAACGGCGGGCAGGGGTTCGGCATCCTCAAGGAAGCGACGGAAAAGCACGTTCCGCGGTTCGTTCGCGAGGAGGTCGCGCGGGAGCTTCAACGGCTGTAGCCTATGGGCATGGCCGACGAAGGACTCATCGCGCACGAAGCGTTCGACCTCGTGACCTCGCCCTATGGGCGGGTGTGGCCGGTGCGTGCCGAGAAGCCGCTACCGGCGACCGACACCCGAACGATCGTGCTGCGCCGGTTCCGGCAGTTCATGTCGTTGCTGCGGTTCCGGCGGCCGGGCAACGCACCGGGGCAGACGATCGAGTTCCGGGTGCCCGCCGAGAACATCCACATCGAGCAGCCCGACAACGTGAAGGAGTTGAAGTTTCCCGGCATCGCCATCCTACCCGGCCGCGGCACGTCGGAACCGATCGGGCTCGGCCCGCCGAAGGTGTTGGAGGACACCTGGAACGTGTACGGGGCCGACACGGTGCTCGTGCAGCAAGGCGAGTACACGGAGGACTTCACGGTCGAGGTGTGGGGATCGCAACGGGCCGAACGTCGCGCGCTCATCGCGGGCATATCGGCGGCCCTCCGGTCGGCTGACGATTCGTACTCGACCCGCATCAAGCTCCCCGAATACTACGACCGGGTGTGCGAGTTCTGGCTGAGCGGGCAGCAGCACATTGACGACCCCGACGTGGTGCGCGGGCGTCGACGCGGGCACCTGTTCGTGGGGATGCGGGTTGCCGAGGTGCAGCTCATCAACGCGGTCGGGTTCAAGTCGGTCGGTGTCGACCTTGCGGCGTGCAACGTCGGCGTGGACGTGTCGGTGTCGGTCGAGGTAGCGGAGGTGGAAGTGAACGGCCCCTAGCGGGCACTAGACGTGCCGGGCGGGGCATGGCAGCATCCCCAACATCGGCACCGCATTGGAGGCACCATGGCAGGCGCAGGGTTCATTCGACGATTCACGTTCGACCCCGGTATGGAAGAACTGCTTGCGATCGAGGGTGTCGTCATCATCGATCGCGAACCACCGGCGCAGTTGACCGGGGTCGGCACGGGCATGGTGACGCTCATCGCCGAGTTCGAGGATGGGCCGTTCGAGACGCCCTATCAGGTCGCATCGTCGGCCGACTTCCTCTCGGCGTTCGGCGGGTTTGGGTTCGTGTACGACGGCACGCCGTCGAACAATCCGTGCGCCCGAACGCGCAAGGCCGACGGTGCCATCACGCCCGAGTACTGGAACGGCAACGGGTTCGTCGGCCTGACCAAGAAGCGGTTCCGCCAGCTCAACGTCGTGCGGGTCGACACGTCGGTGGGTGCCGTCGAGTTCCGGCGACTCGCGTGGCTGCTCGGTGCAAGCGACTTCTCGTTCGACCTCGAACCGGGGCAGTTCATCACGACCGACGTTGGCGGCGGTCCGCTCGTCGCGACGTTCAACGCGACGGCCGCGGTGCTCACGGGCGGTGCGTTCGTCGGGGCGCTCGCCGACGGCGACACCATCACGATCGGCTACGATGCCGAGACGGACTTCACGGTCACGTTCCTCGCGACTGACGTGACCATCGCCGATGCCATCAGCCGCATCAACCAGACGGCGGGGTTCACGTTCGCGAGCAACTTCGGTGGTGCGATCCGGCTCACCGGTCGTGTGCGCGGCACCGACGGCGAGGTGCGGATTGTCAGCGAAGTACCCGCGGGCGTGCTCGCGAAGCTCGGGCTGTCGTTGTCGGGCACGAAGGGCTCGGAGACCTCGAACGCCGCTTCGTTCCCGGTCGCGCTCGTACCGGGCGATACGTTCATCGGCAAGGTCGACAACCAAGCAATCGCCGACACGCTCACGATCGATGCAACCCCGGCGAGCATCACGGGTGCCGCGGCGACCTATGCCGCTGTGCTGCCGGGCGACATCCTCGTGGTGCAGATCAACGGAATCCCCGGCAACCAGACCATCATCTTCACCGGCCTCGAAGCGACGCAAGCCGCGTTCCTCAACACCATCAACGGGCAGCTCACGGGTGGTGCGGCGCTCGACAGCGGTGGTCAGGTCGAGATTCGCACCGATCGCAAGGGCAGCAGCGCGGGTGGCGCAATCGTCGCGGGCACGCCCGCGGTGCTCGTGTCGCTCGGGCTCGCGCCTGCTGCACTGGTCAACCCTGGCCCGAACAATGTCGCCGACGTGTATGCTGTGACGGCGGCCGAGTTCGCAGGGCTGCTCACGGCGACGTTCATCGGCGGCACGGCGGGGTCGACGGGTGTCAACCTCGGCGGCACGCGGGTGCGGTGGGAGACGAACACGCCCGGCCCGGCCCCGAACGGCGTGCAGTTCACCGGCGGCACGGGTGTCGCGGCGATTCCCGGCTTCGATCTGCTCGTGCACAACGGCACGACGGGCGCACCCACGGTCGTCAACGGCACGGGCAACGTCGGCAACATCGACGCCGTGTCATCGGCCGAGGTCGATGCGGTCATCAACGCGGCCAACCCCGCGGTCAACGTGACGCGCGACTCGGCGACCAACAAGTTGCTCATGGCGAACACAGCGACCCCGTTGACCGGAACGCTCGACGTGACGGCAACGACGGCAACTGCGCTCGGGTTCACGGCCGGGCAGAGTGCCGATGCCGCAGTCGGCGTCGACGGTGCGATTCCCGCGGGCACGCGAGTGCGCGATGGCGTCGGCACCGAATGGGTGACGGCGCAGACCACCGCGGTCACGGCCGACAACCCCGGCCCGTACAGCATCAAGGTGCGGCCGTCGACCGACGACACGTTGACGGCGGGTGCGGGTGCGGGGTCGGTGACGGTGTTGCCGTTCCCGATCCAGACCGTCGGTGCGTTCGCGGTCATCAACCCGTTCGCGCTCGCGGCCGCGCTCACCGAGCCGCAGCTCGACGCGAAGTACGTGGCGGCGCTCGACACGACGAAGAACCTGTCGAGCATCGTGCGGCAGACGAACGTCATCGCATCGGCACGGCAGTCGAACGCCATCCGAACGGCGCTTCGCACGAACGTCATCGAGGCCTCGTCGGAGGGGTGCTTCGGCCGCATGGCTGTCATCCGGCCGCCGCTCAAGACGACCCGTGCTGCGGCGAAGTCGATCGCGGCGCAGCCCGGCGTCGGTGCATATCGGCACGGTCGGGTCGTGTACTGCTACCCCGGCGCTCACATCTACGTGCCGCAGATCGCGGCGGTCGGAACGGCCGGTGGGCCGGGATTCACGGCCGACGGGCAGATCGATGTCGGGTTCGACCTGTGGGTGTCGTCGGTGCTGTCGCAGCTTCCGCCCGAGGAGAATCCGGGGCAGGCGACCGACTTCATGAGTGAGATTCTGTCGGTCGAAACGGGCAACGCCGACGTGCAGAACCTCGCGATCGGCGACTATCGGGCGTTCAAGGCGGCCGGTATCGCGTCGCTCCGAATGGAGCAGGGGGTCGCCATCATCCAGTCCGGTGTCACGTCGGTCGACCCGCTGGTCAACCCGAACCTCAAGAACATCAACCGGCAACGCATGGCCGACTTCATCACGGACACCCTCAGCCTGCGGCTCAACGCCTTCAGCAAGCAGCTTGCGACGCGGGTGCGCCGGGCGCTCATCGTCGGCGAGATCGATTCGTTCATGTCGACGTTGCGGGGCGACGCGAACCCCGCGAACCAGCGCATCGAGGGTTACCTCATCGACGCCATCAGCGGGAACACGCCCGAGACGCTTGCCGCGGGGCTGTTCCGCATCATCCTGCGGGTTCGCACGTTGCCGTCGATGGACGTCATCGTGCTTGACACGCAGGTCGGCGAAACGGTCAACATCTCTCAGGCGGCGTAAGGAGGCGCGGTCATGGCCGACGCAAGACTCAAGGGTCAAGAGGTCGAGATTCGGTTGGTGCAGGCGGGTCAACCGCTGACAACGATCGCGGCCATCGGTTCGTTCAACGATTCGGTCATGCTCGAAACGAAGCAGGACGGGTTCCTCGGTGAGCCCGTCGACCGGTTCGACGACATTCTGCGCGGGTACTCGATGGATCTGGAGTTCCAGGTCACTCAGGCGGCGTGGGTCGACTTCCAGACCGCCATCATCGACCGGGCACAACGCAAGACGCCCGACGTGGTGTTCAACGTCGTGCGAACCGACTTCTACTCGAACGGCGACACCCTCATCCTGACCTACAAGGACGTGCGGTTCGGGGCGCAGCCGACCTCGATTGCATCCCGCGGCGACTTCGTGAAGGTCAAGGTCGAGGGCAAGTCCAGCGAACGAACGGTGCAGAAGAACTCGTTGCCGTGACGCGACGGTCGCGACCCCGGCAACGGTCAACGGATGGGCTTGGCGGTTCGGTCGCAGCGGTCGACGGGCCGCGGCACCTCCTGCCGACCGCCAGCCCACTTGTTCAACGGGAGGATAGGACAGTGGAAACGAAGCAACACGCAACCGCCGCACCCGCGGCCGTCGACGAGGAGCAGCCACTCGCCCTCGAAGACGAAACGTACCCCGCGACGAACGATGACCTGAGCCCGCCTGCGGAGGAACCGGCACCACGACAGTTCGCGCCACTACCCGACGCACGGTCGGGCGGTGCGCCGAAGTGGGCAACCGTGCCGCCCAACCTCAAGTTCCCTCGCGGGCGTCAGGTCGCGTTCATCCGGTTCAAGGCCGAGTGGACCGATGCACCGCATCGTGGCGATCGTCAGTGCATCGTGTGGGGGCTCACCGACATCGACGAGAAGGTGGCGCTCGGCCGTGCGATCGGCGACCCGAACCGGGCGGCGAACGAACTCGCCAAGCAGATGATCCGGTCGGTCGACGGGCACGTTGTCGACTGGTCGGGCGACCCCGGCCCCGGCAACATCGACCAGTGGTGGCGTGAGGTCGGCGGCAAGTGCAGGCAGATGCTGATCCGCATCTACACGCAACTGCACGTGCTGTCGGAGGATGACCGCCGCACTTTTTTCGAGAGTTGCATCGAGCTGCGCACGACGGGTTGAGGGTCGACGACGACGGCGAAACGCTCGACCCCGACGTGGTGCGGGCACGCCTTCGGACCCTCGCGCAGTTCACGGGCACCGACGCCGACGGTGCCCGGTTCGATGCGCTCATCGCGGCATCGTTCGACCCGTCCGAGATGATGCGGATTCGGGCATGGCGCGCGGCGTATCTCGGCCGCTACATGCACCAGCAAGCGGCGACGTTCGGCGACATGCCGGTGGACGAGCTGTGGTCGTGGGTGCACGAAACGTCGGAACTGCTCAAGGCCGAGAACCCGATGTCATCGAAGCGGGAAACGGACCTATGACCCGGCCCGACGGATGATCGATCATCCGTCGGCGGTTGCCGGGCGGTGCGGCCCGGCGCTACGCTTCCCTCATGTCCGATGTCAACGTCAGGACCACGCTGACCCTCGATGACCGCGCATCGTCGGCGCTCAACCAGATCAAGTCGGGGTTCAAGGAGACGGCGGCAGCGGAGCAGCAGGCGCACGCCGGTGCGTCGGCGTTCGGCAACATGCTGTCGACGTTCGCGGCCGTGAACCTCATGCCCGCGATTCACTCGGTCTACAACTTCGGCAAGTCGTTCCTCGACGCCGCGGCGGCCGGGCAGGCTGCCGATAACGCGGTCGCGGCGTTGATCATGACCGCGCAGGGGTCGTCATGGGCGCGGGCCTACGACAACGCGAACGCGCTCGGTGACTCGCTCGATGAGATTGCCATCAACGCCGGGGTCGCGGGCGACCAGATCGAGGCAGGGTTCCGGCAACTGCTCACGTTGACCGGGGCGACCGATGCCGGGGTTGCGTCGGCGAAGGACCAGATCGGCAAGATGGCGACGATCGCGGGCGTCATGGGCATGGACGTGTCAGCGGTCGCGACCGAGTTCGGCATGATGGGTGAGGGCATCCTGCGCACCCGCGGGCAACTATTCCAGCTCCTGCAAACGACGGGCATCTTCGGCGATAACACGAAGAAAGCGGCCGCCCTGTGGGCGCAGATGACCGAGGAGCAACGCACGAAGGCGCTCGCGACCGGGCTCGACCAGCTTGCGGGGTCGATGGGCAAGGCCGAACCGTCGCTCAAGCAGATGGTGCAATCCCTCGACACTGCGTGGGAGGTCGCGAAGGAAAAGCTAGGCGAGCCGTTGTTGCGGGCGTTGATGCCCGAACTGAAGCGGCTCGTCGAGTGGATGAAGCGGTCGCGCGACCAAGTTGAGGAGTTCGCGAAGGCGATGTCGGGCGACGTGTCGAAGGCCGTGACCGCGGCCGGTGAATCGATCCGCGAGGGGTTCAAGTGGATCAAGGAGCATCAGGTCGAGATCAAGGATGCGATCGTCGATGCGTGGAAGTTCGCGAAGGAGGTCGTGACGTTCATCCTCGCGCACAAGACCGAGATTGCCCTCATCTACGGGGCGAAGACGGCGGTCCCGATTGCCGGTGCGGCCGTCGATGTCGGTCGGGGCGTGACGAGCCTTGCGGCGTCGGGTGTGCCCGCCCTCGGCATCGCGGCGGGTGGTGCCGGTGCCGCGGGTGCGGCGGCCGCGCTCGGGGCGTTCACCCTCGCGGTCGCGGGTGTCGGGGCCGCGGCATGGCAGGCCAAGAAGCTCATCGACGAGGGCGGCCTGACGAGCGAGGACGCGAAGAACGCGGCCGCTGTAGCTGAGATGTTCAAGGGCATGCGGAACGACCAGAACACGATGCTGCGCGAGTGGACGAAGCAGGAGATCGATTCGTTCAACGACCGCCGGGCGGCGATGATCAAGTGGGCCGAGGAGGCCGGGATGAACACCCGGCAGATAGGCGAGGTTGCCGACGCGACGTGGGCCGCGCATCGGGCCGCGCGGGCACAGGTCGAGCAGTTCGACAAGATGGCCGCGGTGTTCAACAACCTGCGGCAGGCCGGGGTCGACCTATCGACGGTCGACATGGGACCGGCGGTCGAGAAGCTGTCGACCGGGTTCACGGGGGCCATCAACACGCACAACGAGGCGGTCGCGGTCTACATCGCGAACGTGCTCGTGAAGAACAAGGAGCTACAAGCGGCGTTCCTCAATTCGACGGCGTTGACCGGTGACGCGATGGACAGCCTCGCGAATATGATCAAGGGCAAGTCGGCCGAACTCGACGAACTCGCGAAGCAGCTTGAGGGTGCCGCATCGAAGGACAAGGCGAAGGGCGACAAGGGGAAGCCAGCCGCCCCGAAGGTGTCAATCGGGTCGGCGACATTCAAGATCGAGCAGAACTTCAGGGACCAGGACCCCGACCGGGTTGCGATCGTGTTCGAGCGGGACATCGCCCGCGTTGTCGAGAACCGGTTGCAGGCCATCACCACGAGCCCGTTTGGTACGTGACCGACGGGGTTGGATGAACGCGGGGCGGCGTGGTAGCCTCGCCGAAGGAACTGACGAGGTGCGCAATGCCGATGCCGTTGCTCAAGAGTTTGGTTGGTCCGGTGCCGGGTGTGGACGACGACGATGCCGACGGCACCGGCATGCTGACGGGTGCCGATGTCGAGGCGGTCTGCGCCGAGTGCGCTGCGGCATGCACCGAAGCCGTGATGGCCGCATGCGAGCAGGCCTGCCCGCCCGAATCGGCCGAGGCATGCGCGTCGGCGTGCGCCGACGCATGCGTTGCGGCCTGCAACGATGTCGCGGCATCGCTCGCGGAGGGCGGTGTGACCGAGGAGGAGTGCCGGGCACAGCTCGCCGAGGCATGCGCGACGGCGGTGCAGGCGGCGTGCGCGGCATCATGCCCGCCCGAGGTCGCCGACGCATGCGCCGAGGCATGCACGACGGCGGTGCAGGCAGCATGCGGTGCGACGGGTGCGACCGGCCCCGGTGCGGAAGTGCCGCATGAGGAGGGCGATGAAACGGCGGCCGACGAGGCGGCCGAATCGCCCGAGACGCAGGCGGCCGAGGCCGCGGCGGGCACCGAACTGCACAGCACAACCGAGTTCGTCGAGCAGGCGACGGCGTGCGCCGATGAACTGCCCGACATGCTCAAGCAGTTGCAGGACGCGATCGATGAACTCGACGACCCGTCGATGGCCGATACCATCCTCGCGTCGGCCGAGGAGGCGGTCGACACCGCCGACGACATCGTGAAGGCGGCCGAGGCGGCGAAGAAGGACGACGACATCACGGCCGCGGCCGGTGCCGCGGCGCAGATCGAGGAGATCAAGTCGATGCTGGCCGACGCCATCGCGCAGGTCGGGCAGCTTGCGACGATGACCCCGGAGGATGCCGCGGCCGGTGCCACGACACCCGCCGCACCCGCGACGGCCCCGGCCGCACCGCCCGCGGCCGCCAAGGGCGCAAAGGGCGGCAAAGGCAAGGGTGAGCCGCCCCTCGCGACGTGGGCGACGAAGACGATGGCCGGGGCGAAGGGCTGCCACTGACGGACTGCTACCCGACGACCCCGGCCGCGCATTGACGACGGGAGGTCGGCGTGGCGGTTCAGCAATCATCCACAATCGTCATCGAGGAGCTGACGGGCGACAAGCGCAAGGTCGGGCTCATCGGTGCGGCGTTGCCGTTTCAGGGGGCCGCCTGGGGGTCGCAGATGCGGCTGTCCACGAAGTGGTACGTCGGCAACAACGCCGAGGCGACGCAACAGGTGCTCGGCCCGATCGAGTTGCCGTCGGAATGGGAAGGTGAGTGGAACACGACCCGCATGATCGTCGACCCGTCGTGGTTCACGTCGGCCGCCGGTGCACCGCAGCAGGCGATCGTGCGGGCGTCGACGATGCGCGAGATCCTCGACGTGCTGTTCAACGCGGGCACGCGGTTGCGTGTCACGTGGTCCACCGGTTCCGACGACGATGCGCGGTCGATCATGCGCGAGGGCCGGGCCGCTGAGTGGACGTTCAAGCATATCCGCATGGACGACATTCAATGGCAGATCAAGTTCGAGTGGATCTCGCGCGGTCGGGTCATGCAACGGGCGATTGCGCTGCGGGGCGAGGACGTTGACGCGGCGGTGCGCGACGCAAAGGCGAAGTTCGCCGACGCGGTGTCGAAGGCCCTCAGCGACCAAGCGTCGGCGAAGCAATCGAAACGGGCGCAGAACCCGCCCGCGACGACGTTCACGCTCGGCGACATCGAGGCCTTCGCCAACGGCCCGATGAAGATGCTTCAATCGTTCACGCGGTTCGGCGACGCCATCACGAACCGGCTGAAGCACATCGGCGACCTCGCGCTCAAGATGCGCGGGTTGACCGCCGAACTCGCGGGCGAGTGCGTCGACACGGCGACGAACGCGGTCGCGGTGTGCACGCAGTTCTGCGATGCAATCTCGCAACCGGCCCCGGAAACGCTCGCGCTCCAGAACAAGGTGTCGAACTTGTTGCAGACGACGAGCTACTTCGGGTCGACCGAGGACAACGTGAACGAGGCGACCGATTCGGCGGTGGTGCTGCTCGAACGGTCGCGCGACCGGGGCGCATCGCGGCCGACGGGTTCGGGCCGCACGAAGTCGAGCGCGGCACCCGCCGACATCATCGGGGTATGGATCGCGCGCAAGGGCGACACCTATGCGTCGATCTCGCTGATGTTCTACCAGACGCCCGACTACGGGTACGCCATCGCGAAGGTGAACAAGAACTCGCTGCCGCCGGTCGTGCCGGTCGGTGGCGGGCTCAAGCGCAAGCCGGTCGCGTTCGCGGTCGCACCGCCGGTCGGGGCGGTGCTCATCATCCCCAACCTCGCCACCATCAAGAACCTCGTGGGGGAGTGACCCGATGCCCGACCGCGAAGTGCCGCCCCAGAACTACTTCCCGTCAGCCAAGGTCCGGTTGTCGATTCGGTTCGAGGACTACGGGTCGCGGTTGCTGCCGCCGCCACCGGCGAAGAAGCCGCTCACGATGCGCGGTGCCGGGCAGGACCCGGCGCTCGCGGTCGTCAAGGACGGCGATGCGTGGAAGCTCAAGGCGAAGGGCGGCCCGTTGCCCGGCGGCCCGCCGCAGCAGCAAACGACGAGCAGCGACAATCTCACTCGCGATGTCGGCGGCATCATCCCGGTCACGGCGACGTTGCGCATGCAGGGCATCAGGGACGGTAACAAGCTATCGGTCGAGCTGCGCTATTCCGACTTCCCGCTCGACCCGCGGGCGATCCGGTCGTGTGCGGTCGAGTTCTACCTCGGCACGGTCACGGCCGAGGACTTCCGTCGAGGGCTCGCGGGTGCATCGCGGTCGTCGGGTGCATCGGGTGCGGAGGGCAGCGGCGAACCATTGAACGTCGTGCCCGACACGTTCACCGATTCGGCCGGGAAGCCGCGAACCAACCTTCGGTTCCAGGGGTGGGTCGACGACATTGAAACGGAGTTCCCCGACGACGACGAACCGATCGTGCGGTTGGAGTGCAGCGACAACTCGCGCCTGCTCGTCGACCAGCCCGCACCGCCCGCGTTGACCATCGACGGCAAGAAGCCACTCGACGAGGCGATTGCAAACTACCTCGCGAACTTCCCGCAGTTCCGCGGGCTCGCGGTCGAGTATCGGCCGGTCGGCACGCCACCGCCGGTGCTCGGCGATGCCCTCGCCAAGACGGCGTTCCGGCCGAATCTCGGCCCGGCCCCGAAGGGGGGCGGCGACAGCAAGCTCACGGTGTGGGACTACATCGTCGACGTGTGCGGGGCGGTCGGGCATGTCGCCTACTTCGACGGCGTAACGGTCATCGTGCAACCGCCGCACACGAAGTACTCGAACCGCTACGGCACGCGGCCCGACGACCCGTTCACGGGGCGGGTGTTGCCGTCGGGGCGGGTGCTCAAGAACCGGCTGCTCGTGTACGGGCGCAACCTCGCCGAGATGTCGGTGCGGCGTCGGTTCACGAAGCAAGTGCCGACGAACATCGAAGTGCGGTGCTACAACGGGGAACGCAAGAAGACGCTCGTCGCCCGATACCCGCTCAAGGGCGACCGGGTGTTGCGGGCACCGCCGGGCAACGCGACCGACGAGAAGTGGCAAGTGGTCCGCATCCAGGGCGTGAAGGACGAAAAGACGTTGCGCCTCATCGCGCAGACCTACTACGAAACGCAGTCGCGCAACGAGGTGCAAGTGCGGGCGTCGACGAAGAACCTCGCTTCGTTCGGCGGTGGCAATGCCGACCCCGACCTGCTCGACCTCAAGCCGGGCGACCCGGTTGATGTCGGCATCGACCGCGACATGGTGTTCACGGTCGGCGAGGCCGAGGACGCAACCGTGACCGACGCCGAACGGTTCCTGCGGCGCATCGGGTACTCGCGCGAGTTCGCGAAGACGTACAGCGATGCGGTCAACAACATCGGGTTGCCCAAGACGTTCCGGTTGCGGTCGATGCAGATGGACTGGTCGAACGAGGAGGGCGTGAAGCTCGACCTCGAACTCATCAACTATATCGAGATTCGTGCCGACAAGGTGCTGCCGCCGGGCGAGCAGATCGAGCCGCCGCCATTGAACGTGCAACCGACGACGGTCAACGTGGAGAGCGAGTAGCCATGGCCCGACCCCGCCGACCCGGTTCGTTGCCCCGACTCGGCCTCGACCTGCGCACGTTCGCCGAAGGGTTGCGGTTCCCCGGCATCGACCCGCGGCAATGGATCAGCTACGGGCTCGTCGAGGGGCAGACGCAGGACGACACCGAACCCGAGGTCGTGTTCGATGAGCAGTACGGGCCGCTCGTCAAGGTCATGCTGCAACCGTCGATGGTGCCGGTGTACTGCCGCACGGCGGGGTCGGTTGCGGGCAACGGTGAGGGGGAGTTCCACCCCTACGTCAAGGGCGACGAGGTGCTGGTCGCAATCCCCGAGGGGGCGGAAACGGCCGACTGCTGCATCATCGGTCGGCTCAACAACGCGATTGACAAGTTCCCCATGGATTCGGTCGCCGGGCAGGACCCGACGACGAACACCTTTGGCTTCCGCCGGTGCCGCACCCCGGTCGTGCATGAGTACGCAGGCCCCTACACGATTCGGTCGGCGCTCACCGGGGCGCTCATCGGCATCGACAGCAAGGGGGCTGTGACGTTGTTGAACGGCGATTCGTCGGGGTTCCAGATCGGCTCCGATGTCATCGGCCTATCAACGAAGGACGGGTCGGCGCTCATCCAGCTCAACTTCACCGACAAGTGCATCAGCTTGCGGCTCGACGACGCGGTGTTGAACCTGAGCGCGACGGGCGGGGTCGGCAACAACACGTTGTCGGTGCCCGATGCTCTCAACATCATCACGTCGGGCAACGCGGCGACGGAACACGCGGCGACGACTGAATCGGTCGTCAACCTCGTCGCCCACATGCTCATGCAGCTTGGCATTGCGATTGGCACGGCGAACCCCGGCCCGCTCACCGGTGCCGCGCTCGCCCCGTTGATGGCGTTGCCGCTCGCCGATGCGGCCTACGCGCTCGCGGTGCCGATTGCGCAGTCGACCCCGATGACAGGCACGTTGACGGCGAGCATGGCGGCGATTGCGACGGCGTTCGGGGCGTGCTTGCCGAAGGTGTCATCGTTCCCGCAGACCTCGCCCGGCATCGGTTGCCCCGGCCTCATCATCGGCTGACCCGCCGACCGGGGCATGGTAGCCTCGGGGCATGAGCAACCTCGTCATCCTCAATCGAGTGCAGACGCCCGACGGCCCGGTTGCACCGGGAACCGTGTTCCCGCCGAGCGAGGTTGACCGGGCCTACGCGATGCAGGCCGAAGGCGGCGTGCTCGCCGACGAATCGACGCTCGGTTCGGCATTGACGACCGCGACGAAGATGCGGCGTCGGGGTGTGCCGTGGGAGGACATCGAGGCGTTCCTCATGGGTGCCGCGGGCGACGACGTGTGGGCTCGGGTTGCGGGTGTGGTCGGAACGGTGACTTGCACCCGGTTCGGTCATCCACCGATCGTGCAGCCATGCGTGCATGTCGTGGTGTACGGGCACGGCCCCGGTGCGGAAGGCGAACCCCGGTTGCTCATGCGTGGGGTACAACTGCCGACCGTGCTGTTGTGGGCCGGTGAGTATCTGACCGACAACGCGACGAAGCAGGCGGCAATCGACGCCGGGTGCGAGGTCATCAATCCGGTGTTTATGACGCTCGGCGACCCGGCGTGGGTGTTCGCCGAGTGGTCGGCCATGATGCGGGCACGTGGGGCCGTGACGTGGGAGGAGATGCAAGTTGCCGCGGCCCGTGCTCGCCTCGCGTGGACGCAGAGCCGGTGCCAATCGACGAACCCGTTGTGCCCGCCGTTGTATACCCGCCTTGGGAACTGCAACTGCAACCCCTACAGCCCGGCCTAACCGATGGGGTTCCCGCCTCCCCCCGATGCACCCGACCCGGCGGCACAGGCCGCGGTCGATGCGTCGTTCTCGTTCGAGCCATCGCCGAGCGGGGCGTCGATCTGCGGGTTCCAGTTCCCGCCGGTGTTCAACTTCAACCTGAGCTTCAAGTTCAAGTTCCCGCCGTTCCCGTTTCCGCCGACGTTCAGCTTCTTCCTCGGGCTCAAGTGCGACCTGTCGAACCCCATCGACGCCGAGTTCGGGTTCGGCGGTGGCCGTGTCGGCACGTCGGACCCCGACCCATTCGACGCCGACACCTGACGGATGATCGATCATCCGTGCCGGGGTGGCGGCATCGGTGCCGTCGGCTGTAGACTGCCTGCATGGCCGTCCAGATCACCATCGACCAGTTGACGCGACCACCGGGCGTGCCGGGGTTCGCGCGGGAAGACCTCGAACTCGGGCAACCGGTGACGCTTTCATCGGTCGGCGGCCCGTTCTTCGCCTACCTGTGGCGCATCATCCACCGGCCCATCGACATCAACGCGGGCGTGCGGGCAACGTCGCTGCTCGCGACCCCGACAGCCGCGGCGACGTTGTTCGCTCCGATCGATGTCGAGGGCACGTATCACGTCGAGCTTGCCGTCGATTCGGGTGCGGGGCTCGGGGCGTCGGCCGACGACGTTGCGCGTATCACGTTCTACGCGGGTGCGGTGCTTGCGCTTGACCCCGGACAGCTACCGCGGCGGGTGCCTGCGTTCCAAGAGACGGTCGAGCACAACGTGCCCGATGTCATCGACCCGACGGGCAACGCCGAGGGGTGGTCGCGCGAGTGGTATCGGTGGTTTGAGGTGATCCGCCGCGGGGTCGTCGGTGCATCGCCAGCATGGGGGCGCGTCATCCTGCCGCCGGGAGGCCCGGCCTCGCTCGCATCGTCGCTCAACATCGGGTTCGTCACCTACGTGTCGCCGGGCATCGTCGACATCGCGTTCATCGCGCCCATGCCCAACGCGAACTATGCCGTGGTGGCGACGGCCCGCAACACGGGCGGCTCGTGCACGGTCTACAACGAGACGGTCAACGGCTTCCGAATCGAACGTGCCGATGCGTTCGGGGTGCTCACCGACGACGACTTCGCGTTCGACGTAAGGGTGCGGCCGTGAGCGGTGCCGGATGGGGCGGTGGTCCGTGGGGCCTCATCCCATGGGGTGGCGGCGGCATCGTCGCGTTGCAACTGCTGCGAGCGATGGCCGTGCGCGAGAACGTCGTGCGGCTTGAGTTCAACGCGGCCCCGCTGTTCACGGGCACGCTCGAAAGCGGCGATGCGGCGTCGGTCGAACGCTACTCGGTGGCGACCGACCCGACCTCGACCGGTGCCGACGGGGCGCAACCGCGGCCGGTGTTCCCCGCCGCGGTCGAGATCGCCGAGGTCGCCGGGTCGCGCGGCACCATGCTCGACCTGACGGTTGACCGGTCGTTCTCTCCGTGGCCGTCGGTGTACCGGGTCGCATGCAACGGCCTGCGTGCGGTCGGCGGGCAACTGCTCGACCCGGCATCGGCCTCGCGGCTGTTCGATGGGCTGTCGCGCGGGTTCATGCAACCGCGGGTCGACCTCATCGTGTCGTCGAAGGACATCGCTAACCCGCAGAACCGCGCGGGCATGCTCGACCCGTTGCCGAACACGACCGACTCGCTCATCCTCGGCACCATCCCGGTCGATGCTCAGGGCGACCTCGCGTTCGACGACGGCGTGGACAGCTACCGCAAGCGCGTGTTCCGCCGGTGCATGACGCGCAAGGGCAAGTTCGCGTGGCTGCCGACCTACGGGGTTGGGTTGCCCGACCAAGTGAAGCAGCTCGGGCGGCCCGGCGTGCGCGACGCGCTCACGTCGGATGCCGAAGCGCAGATCCGGCAGGAGCCCGAGACGCGCGACGTGTCGTGTCGGTTCCGACGCGACGACAACCGCCCCGACCTGTTCTGGCTCGAAGTACGTGCCGTGACCAAGTACAGCAACAAGCCGGTCGCGGTCGACGTGCCGTTCGACGCGACGAGCCCGGTGTGATGAGGTGACGCATGGCCGAGATTCTCACGAGGTTCGACTTCTACCGCATCGGTCGGCGATACGTCGCGACGCGGGCGAAGCGCATCGACCCCGCGCAAGTCGATGTCGAGGGCTCCGACATCAACATCTTCGTCGGGTCGTCGTCCTACATGGCGCACGCGGTCGCGCGGCACCTCGTCGACCGGATTCGGGCGCTCACGTTGAACGGTGCCGAGGAGGAAGACCTCGACCGGTACGGGTTCGACAAGTACCAACTGCCGCGCAAGGGTGCGGCCGCGGCGGTCGGGTCGGTGCGGTTCTTCCGCACCGCCATCACGGGCGGTGGCGGGGTCGTGCCCATCGGCACGAAGCTCGTGTCGCTCACCGGCATCGAGTACGTGACGACAACGACGGCGACCTTCGCACCCGCCTCGCTGGAGGCAACGTGCGACGTGCGGGCGGTGCTCGCGGGCAAGGAGTACCAAGTCGGGGCGAACCAGATCCGCAAGATTGACAAGCCGTCGGCCCTGTTCGACACGACGTTGCAGGTCAACAACGACGCGAAGACCGCGGGCGGCGAACCGGTCGAGGAGGATGATGACTACCGGAATCGAATCCGAAACTTCTGGCAGACAGCCCGCCGCGGCACGAAGGGGGCGATCGAGTTCGGGGCGCTCGCGGTCGAGGGTGTCGTGTCGGCACAGGCCTACGAGGCGATCGATTCGTTGTCGCGACCGGCTCGCATCGTGCAGCTCTACATCGCCGACTCGTCGGGCGTGGCGTCGGCCGCGCTCGGGGCGTTCGTGCGGTCGGAGTTGGAGGAGTATCGGGCCTGCGGCATCGCGGTCATCACGGCACTGTCGATGCCGCAGATCGTCGACGTGGCGCTCAAGCTCACGTTCGCGGCGAACGTCGACACGACGACCGTGACCGAGGCCGTGCGCAACGCGGTCGTGGCGTTCATCAACTCGCTCGCGGTCAACCAGACCCTATCGCGAGCGCAGATCTACGTCGTGCTGCAACGGTTCCAGAACCAAGGCCTCATCGTGACCGAATCGGCGGTCGTTGCCCCGACCGGTGACCTCGTGCCTGCGCCGGGCATGACCCTGCGCACGACCCTTGCCAACGTGACGGTGGTGTGATGGCAGCGTTGACCCTCGACGACCTCATCGAGCTGTGGCAGTCCGTTGTCGACGTGGGGTACGCGCAGCCGTTCATCGACGGCAAGGCGGCCGGGGTCGACACGCAGTTCGAGGCCTACGAGCAAGCCGCGGCACAGCTCGCGCGGGCGTCGGAGATGATCGAACGGACCACGCAGGCAATGTATATCCTGCCGTGGTCGGGTCAGACCGATGAACCCGCGGGCGGTGCGAGCCCGGCAACGGTCACGGCGACGGTGCAACGGTCGGCTCGGTTCATCACGCCGATCACCATCATCAAGGGGCAGGTCATCATCGCCGAGGTTGCGGGCGATTGGGGGCCGAACGGCGCGCAGTACGTGCAGACCGGGCGGCAGTTCGTGGCCGACGAGACGTTGACGTTCGGCCCCGGCGAGGCCGGGCCGTTCAAGCTGCGGCTCATGAGCGACCGACCGGGCTACGGCTACAACCAGCCCGAACCGGGTAGCATCAACCAGTTCGTGCAGGTCGGGGCCGCGCTCGCGAACGATAAGGCGCGGGTCGTGCCCGGTATCGCCGGGCATCGTCTCATGGTGCGCCCCGACCCCGACGTTGTGGTGCCCGAACACGTCGGGCAGTACATCGAACTGACAGTCGGGGCGAACGCCGGGCAAGTGCGGCGTGTCATCGGGTACGAACAGCCACAGGTCGGGGTGCACGGCGGCGTTGCGACGCTCGCCGCCACGGGCGTGTTCGAGGTCGCCGCCATCGTGGGCACCGGGTTCGAGGTCGGCGAGGAGGTCGTGCAACGCACCGGTGTCGTCGTGACTGCTCGCGGCGTGTTCCGCCGGTTGACGGACACCGGCGACCACGTTGTGGTCGACCGCACGTTCGGCGACTTCGTACCGGCGACGCAGATCGAGGGCGTGCTCACGGGCACGACGGCGACGCTCGTGGCGGTCAAGCAGTCGCCCGACATGACCGCGGAGCAGTACAACTCCCCGCCGGGGTCGACCGGTGCGGGGTGGCGCGTGCTCGGATGGGCGACCGATCTCGGGTTCACGATCGCCAGCGATGACTACCCGGTCGGCGGCCGGTCGGCGATGCTCGACGAGCTTGGCGACGAACGGCGCATCTACCGGCAACCGGCCGAACCTGATGACAGCTATCGCAAGCGGGTCGCGACGGTCGCCGACAAGGTGTCGCCGAACGCGATCCGGCGCATCGCCAACCGGGTGTTCGTGCCGCTCGGCGGGTCGGCGTGCTTGCGCGAGGTCGGGCAGGCGAAGTTCCGCGGGCTGTTCTTCGACGGCGACCCGTCGTCGGTCGACCCCGCGGTTGCGTTCGCGTTCGACCTCGACTTCGGCACCCGCCCGGCCGACCGGTTCAAGCTGCTGCTCGACTACCTTGAGTTCAGGGCGTTCTTCCTCATCGGCGTGCCGCCCATTCCGTTCGGTGACTTCGGGTGTGCCTTCGACGAAGGGGTGTCCAACGCCTTCGACTGTGACCCGTTCCTCGCGTTCTTCGACGGGTTCCCAATCATGTCGGCCATCTACTATCGCACGGTATGGGCCGCGGTCGACGATGCGCGGGCGGCCGGTGTCGGGTTCGATCTCTACGTCGAGAACGTCGGCTGCATCTGAGGTTCCACGTGAAACGCCCGCCACGGATGATCGATCATCCGTCAGGCTGACACCCCGCCCCGACGGGTGGTAGGCTTGCCGCATGTCGAGCGGTCACAAGCGCATGCAGTACAACACGAGGGAACGGCTGATCTCCACCGACTTCAACCGCGAGCAGGCGTTCATCGCGGCAGACCGGTCGGCGTTTCATCGGCGGTTCTTCTCCGACCAGTACATCGTCGACACGTCGGCGGGGTACGCGATCGAACCGGCAGCCATCACGGCCCCGCTGCTCGCCGATGTCATCGGCGGGTTGATGGTCGTGCCGCAGATTGGCACCGATTCGGTGACCATCACGCCCGGCGAGATGGTCGCCTACTTCCCCGACGCAACCCCGAACGCCGACGACGACCCGAGCAAGGTCATCTTCGACGCGGGCATCAGTGCCATCGGTTCCCTCGTCATCCCGGCGAACGGCGGTGGCGGGGTTCGGATCGATGTCATCGAGTGCCAGCCGATCGAACTGGTCGAGGAGCAGGACAACCGCGATATCTTCGACCCCGCCACGGGCCTGTTCACGCCGAACCTCGTCGACAAGGTGGTGGCGGGCCGGTTGCAGTATCGCGTTCGGTCGGGTGTTGCGGGCGGTGGCTACCCCGGCAACGCGACGGGATGGCTGCCGCTCGCGGTCGCATCGGTTCCGGCGGGCAGCGCGAGCGTCGACACGGTGACGTTCTGGGACGTGCGCCCCCTCATCGTCGACCGTGCGGTGCAACCGTTCCATGCCGGGTCGCTGCTTCAGAAGCGCGAACGGTGCCTCGTGTATGCCGACGAGTGGACCAACCCGAGCGTCGAGTTGAACGTGTCGGGTGCGGTGGACTTCAACGTCGGCTACTACCGGGCCGCGGGCACGATCGCGAAGGGCACACCGACCGCGGCGATGGGGTCGGGCGACCTGCCGTGGGTCGACATTCTCAACCCGGAGAACCAGGGGCCGGGGTTCGCCCCGGTGCCGTCGATGCCGTGGTATCTCTACGCCTGCTTCCCCGCCGGGTTGCCCCGGTGGGTGCGGTACACCGAGAACAGCATCTTCGGGCTCGGGCGGGTGCCCGGCCCGATGCGGGGCATCCCGGTCGCGACGATGGTGGCACCGAACTACGCGGGCACGCCGTTGCTCGCAATCACGATGCCGACCTCGACCGGCCTCGGGCTGTCGACGCAGTTCGCGGGTGTCGTCATGGCGGGGTGGTGCGACGGCGGTGGCGTGCCGCGCGGTGCCGTGAGCGACGGGCGCATGATTCTCGTCGGCGGCCTCAGCAACGGCATCTTCGTCGCCCCGTTCGGCACGAACATCAACACCGACTCCTACGTCCTGTTCGGCAACTTCGCGCACCCCGCGAACGCGCGGCGGGTGCGGCTGAAGGTCTACTGCAACTTCACCGGTGCGCCCGGTGCGGCGTTCTCGTTCTCGCGCAAGGTCTACATGAAGCGGTTTGGCGTGACGACCGACAACGTGTGCGCCATCGACGCGGGCGCGGAGACGGGCATGTTCGATGTCTTCGGCATCTACTCCGACGTGTTCGAGGTCGATGTGCCGCTCATTCCGACGTGGCCCGGCCTCGCCCCGGTCAACCGCAACCTGACGGTGAACTACTTCCCGTCAGCCGGTGTCGCGACGCGGGTGAACGGCGGCCTCGATGTCATCGGGTGGGACCTCGGCCCATGAGCCTTGCGTCGCTGTTCGCGGCCTACGGCATGCGGCCCGAACGTGTCGCCGAGGTGCTTGGTATCTCGCCGTTCGTGTTCGACCGCATCGACTCGGGGCGTCAGGGGTTGCCCGACGTGCTCGTGCCGCGCATCGCCGCCATCATCGGGGCGACCGACGCCGAAGTGCGGTCGAACGCATCCCGCATCATCGCAGCTCGGTCGTGGCCGCGGTCGGGCGTGGCGACACCGGTGCGGCCCGACCTCAACGAGCCGATACCACACGTGCTGCTGCACCCCATTCCGCCGGTGCCGTTGCACCGCCGAGAAAGGGTCGTGCCGCGGCTCGTGTGGTTCACCATGTCGAGGATGTTCGGCCTCATCGACCGCATCAAGGCGACCCCGAAGGGCGACAAGGTGCTGGCTGCGTTCGGGGTCGCCGACGGTATGCCGGAATGGCTTGGGAGGGACGGCCCGATTGGTCTCGGGTTGTATCTCGGAGCCATCGACACCGAAGCGCGGTCGCTTGCGTCGTTGCGTGACCTATCGCTGCTCGGCGAGTACTTCGTCCGACCGTGGGCGCTCGCGTTCGATGGCGACCGGGTATGGGTGACCGATGCGGGATGGCGCGAGTCGGGCGTCATCGCGGCAACCCCGGCCGACGAAGCGATGGGGACGATCACCATCTACGACGACGGGCCGTTTGCGCCCGAATCCCACGGGGCGGCCGGTGTCGAGTACGGTGACACGTCGAGTGGCTTGTGGAAGACGAACTTTGCGTGGGGTGACACCTACGAGCTGCAACGGATTGACCCGATAGCGGGCACACCGAACGCATCGGTGCCCATCACGATCGGCCGATTCCCGGCGCAGCCGATAACGTGCACGGTCGTCGGCGGCAAGGTATTCACGATCGCCTACATACCAGCGAACGGTTCGTCGCAGGCCCGGTTCGTGCGGGTCGACCCTGGTGCGTTGGTGCAGGATGCGGAGTCGACCGGGCACGACTTCACGTCGGCGTGGGAGTGGATGTGGATGCCAGCCCAGGTGGCGGCGACGACATCGCGAACCGACGCGGCGTTGTGGATTCAGGAGCCCGGCGACCCGTGGGCTATGAGCACGGAATCGGCAATCCTGCGGTGCGACCAGTCGACGATGGTGGTGACCCGCATCGTCGCGAGCGACGACATCGGGGTGTGGTCGGGCGGTGCCGATGCCGATGCGGACGGCAACCTGTGGTTCACCGGGCATCGCTATGCTTTTGAAGTGCCAGCGATCTACATCGCAAAGGTCGCACCCGACGGCACGGTGCTCGCCCGCATCACGGCGGCCGAAGTGCCGGGGTTGGATCGAGTCGGGCCGCTGGTCGTCGACCGTGCCGGGGGAGCCGTGTGGGCGTTCGCCATCATCGCCGACCCCGAGCTTGAGGAACTTCGAGCTTGCATGTTGCGAATTGACGTTGCGTCGGCGGCCGTGACCGATACCGTGGTCGTGTTGAACGATGCGATGGTTTCGGCGTTCGACATGGTTGTAGGCTGGACGTGAGCATGACACGATGGAACCGATGCAAGCCGTCATCAACGCACTTACCGGGCTCGGGGTGCCGGGCGTCATCATCGCGGCGCTCTTGCTTTGGGTGTTCCGATTGCACGACCGGTTGGAGAAGGCCCATCAGGCCCGCATCGACGATGCCAAGGCCTTCACTGAGCGGTCGCTCAAGTTGCAGGAGGGAGTGCATCGGTCGGTTGACAAGCTGGAGTCACTGACCGAGCTACTCATGCGGAGGTCAACCCACGATGAGTAACGCAGTCCACACGATTCCGACCCCGGCGACCGATTGCCCGACGTTGCGGGTGCCGTGTGCATGCGGCGACAAGCCGTGCACGATGGCCGACTACCGGGCAGCTCTCGTCGAGATGGACCGGCTCCACGATGAACGTGTTGCGGCGGTCGAATCCCGCATCGACGCGGGGCTCGCACACCGGCGACGAAAGGCCCGCAGATGATCGACTCGATTGCTCAGTTGTTCGGTTCGCGCAAGGCCCTCATCACGATGTTGGCGATCGTCGGCATCGTCGTGCTCGCGGGCCTCGGACGGGTCGCGGGCGAGCAGGCCCTCGACTTCATCAAGTGGGTCGTGACGGCATGGCTTGCCGCGCAAGCCTATGAGGACGGGCGAGTCAAGTCGGCTGCGCTGTTGATGAACCAACCGAAGCCGACCGCCAACGACCCGTGAGGAGGACGCGATGAGTGCTGGGAAGTGGGAACGCACTGTTGACGCGGGTGCCGTGCCAGAACCGGACCCGAACGTAACACCGCCGAACGAGAAGAACGTGTTCGGCCCGATGTCGACCGCGATTGAACGCGGGTTGTGGCTCGGGCTCGACGGCGCAGCCCTCGACCAAGTGACGGTCGCCCCCTGGGTTCGCATCGGCGGCAAGTGGTACAAGCTGACCGACCAGACGGTCAAAGCGGGCGAACTCACGATGTCGACGGTGCCGGTGCCCGACGGGTTGCAGTTCGCGCTCGTCGTGTCGGCGGTCGTCGGCACTCCCACGCGGCTGTTCGCGGGCACGATCGGCCCCGAGGCTTGACCCGATGCCCGCACCGCTCATCGTGTCAAGCAAGACGTTCCCCGCCGCGCGGTTCACGCGCGACGGGGTGTGGAACGTCGAGCGGTTCGGGGTCGGCGTGCCGATGCGGGTGCTCGGCTATGATGCGAGCCGCATCCGGTTCGAGTCCCCCACGTTCGACGGCGAGGTGTTGCCGCGCATCCGGCGGTTGCGCATCCTGACGACGGTGCGGCTGCTCGGCCCGCCGTTCACGTCGGTCGTGACCGCGCGACGGGCCGATTGGGAAGTGCCCGCCCCCTGGATGACCGACATAGTTGACCGGGCGTCGGTGCATTCGGCGACGAAGGGCGAGGGGGCGTTGCTGTGCGAGTGGACGTTCGACATTCGGGTGCCGCTCGACATCGTGACCGCGGCACAGCAGCTCAACGTGTGGTGGGACATGCCGGGCGGGTTCCGCCCCGACGACCCGCGTGCCTACGTGCTCGCGTTCGCGACGCAAGGGCAGCCCATGCCGCGGTTCGAGTAGCTCACAGGTAGGGGTCGAAGTACGGGTTGTCGTCGACGATGCCCTTGTCGAACGGGGCGGGCACGACGGCTGGCAACAACTCCCCGGTGCCGCTCACGGTGCGAAGCAACGACCCGGTGTCGATCGACCACACGACGGGGCGACCCGGCGGTGTCGTCGAGAACGCCCACAGCCGACCATCCGGCCCCTTGCGCAGCGTCCGCACGCATTGCCGACCGCCGTGCTTGCCGTCGAAGAACTGCCCGTAGTCGAGCGACGTGAGCCGCCCGGCGGCGATGTCGCGCACGACCATGATGTGTTCCTGCCCGCCCTCCCCGATGAGCAGCAGATCGCCCGGCCGCGCGGCGAGCTTGTCGCCCGGCCGGTGCCGCAACTTCGACCCCGACGGCACGAACCCGTCGAGCATCGAGATGTTCCACCCCTGCTTCCACCCCCATGCCTCCGCGCGGTTCGTGTACCGCATCGCCCGGCGCACGGCGGGGTCGGTGTACCGTTCGGCACCGGCGGCGAGCCACAGCACGAACTGCGCGAGGTCGCCACAACCGGAGTAGCACCGTTGCTTGCCGTTCACGACCCAGCACGACTGCCGCCCTTCGGTGACGCGCTCGAACACGTAGTCGCCCTTGACGCGGCCGCGGTCATCGTCGCACGCGAACCGGGCGATGGCGACGATCGCCTCGCGCACGATGTCGGGGTCGAGGATGTCGGCACACGGATGGTCCTTGAGGTGCACACGAAGTAGGTCGGTCATGCGTCGAGTGTACCGCCGCGCGACCCGCGCATCGAATCGTTGTGGCAGTCTTGCGCCAACGTAACCGCTACGTGTAGGGTAGGGGGCGGTTCGCGGGTGGGAGTTACTGAGATCCCTTGATCTCTCGCACAATCGCTCGGCCTGCGGCCTCGCGATTGTGCCCGCCGCGCGGTGCGCGGCGTCGACCGGTGACGGGTTGATGAGGGGCGAAGGCGTGCCGTCATGCCGTGACGGATGATCGATCATCCGTGGGAGCCGCGGCATGATGGGTGGCATGCAGACCATCATCGAAGTGGACAGCCGGTTGCGTGTTCGCACGGCCGACCTCCCGGCCGAGGTCGTCGAACGGTTGCGGGTCGAGTTCACCCACGACAACCCGATGCACGAGAAGCTGAAGCGGCTCGGGTTGAAAGGCCCGGCGTTGTACCGGGAGCCGAAGACTATCGCGTCGTGCCGGTACGACGGCGAGTGGATGACGTTCCCGCGCGGCGGCATCGGTCGGTTGCGTGCGGTGTTCGAGGAGTTCGGCATCGCCCGGCGTGTCGTCGACAACCGCATCGACGGCGACGGGCCGCGGGGCATCCCGCGACATCGGGTCGTGTTGCGCGACTACCAGGAGACGATCGTCGAGGAGGCGATGCGGGTGCAGAACTGCGTCGTGCGTGCGCCGACGGGTTCGGGCAAGACGACGGCGATGCTTGCACTCGCATCGCGGCTCGACTTGCCGACGTTGGTCATCGTGTGGACCGGCGGGTTGCTCGACCAGTGGGTGCGCCGGGCGGTCGCCGAACTGGGGCTCACCGAGGATGAGGTCGGCATCATCGGCGGTGGCACGCACCGGATTCGGCCGCTCACGATCGGAATGCAGCAATCGCTCGTGAAGCACACCGGGCGCATTGCGTCGACGTTCGGGGTTGTCATCGCCGACGAGCTTCAGCGGTTCGCGGCGTCGACGTTCTTCGAGTGCATCGACCGGTTGCCCGCCCGGTATCGCATCGGCGTGTCGGCCGACGAACGGCGCAAGGATCGCAAGCAATTCCTCATCTACGATGCGTTCGGCGACATCGCGGTGGACATTGACCAGGACGACCTCGTGGCGCAGGGGGTCGTGCACGATGTCGAGGTGCGGGTCGTGCCGACCGACTTCACGTCGGACTGGTACGACGATCTACAGGCGCGGGTGCGCGATGCCGAGAAGCGGGCACGCGACGACGACGTGCCGATGCCTCAGTCGCTCGTGAAGGAACGGTTGCTCGCGTTCGACAAGCTCGTGGAGGACATGATGACCGACCCGAGGCGTGCCGCGCTATCGGTCGAGCTTGCAGCATCGGAGGTCGCGGCCGGTGAGCAGATCGTGATGATGTCGCACCGGCGCGAGCATTGCCGACGGCTCGATGCCGACCTGTCGGCACGCCATGTTCGATGCGGGCTCATGCTCGGTGGCGACGACGACGAGTACAACCGCACGTTGCACGCGCTGCTCGACGGGTCGTTGCGTGCCGCGGCGGGCACCTATCAGGCGATCGGGCAGGGCATCGACCTACCGTCGGTCGGTGTCGGGGTGTGCTGCTCGCCGATCGCGAACTCGCGCGACGGCCGTTCGTTCTTCAAGCAAGTGCGGGGTCGGTTGTGCCGACGCGATGACGCAACCGGCAAGCAAGGCGCACGAATCTACTACCTGCTCGACCGGGCGGTGTACGGTCTTGAGCCGTTGCGGAATCTATGCCGGTGGAATCGGCGGGTCGTCATACGTGACGGCGACGAATGGGTTGATGCGCGGGAGTGGCTGAAGGAGGTCGAACGATGAGGCGGCGAAGCGATGCGGCGGCAACGACAACCGATGCGGGCGGGGTGAATCGGTGCCCTGACTGCGGTGCGCCTCAGTTCCACGCTCCGGGGTCGGGGTGGACGTGTTGCAACGGGCACGGGTACGGTGAGCCGAACGGCCCGGCGGCGAACGCGGCACCGACCCCGCCCGAGTACCTTGACGCGGCACCGCCCGCCCGGTGTGCCGAGGTCGCCGATGCGTTGCATCGGGCCGACGCCGCGCGGCGTGCGCGAGCCGATTCGGTTGACCACGACCCCGACATCGAGTCGGTGACGGTGACGTGGGGCAAGGAGGGGTTCTCGCCAGTGCAGTTCCACGTGTTCGAGGTCGGCCCGTACACGGCGACGACGCGGTTGCGCCCCGGCGAGACGGTCGAGCAGGCGGTGTTGCGGGTGCGTGCGAAGCTGCAACGCATCGCCGACGCCGACTTCGCCGAGAAGCTGCCAGCGTACCTCGAACGGGTGCGCCGGGCGGCCGACGGCGCACGGGCGATGAAAGGGGGGCGATGACATGCGGCGATTGAAGTACCCCGACGCGGCCGACGTACTCGATGCGGCGGTCGCATCGGTCAAGCCGAAGTCAAAGCGGCGACACCCGACCCCGCGCGAGATCATCGCGCACGCGACCCCGGCGATGGAGGAGATGCGGCGTACCGGGAACTGGACCGAGGCGAAGGGCAAGCACCTCGTCGCCCTTTACGTGTGGCTGCACACCGAGATCTACCACGTTGAACCGGCCGAACTGTTCACCGAGGAGACGATGCTCGCTGCAATCGGTGCGGCTGACCGGCTCGTCAAGGGGGAGTTCGGCGGCGACGCGAAGCGGTGCGTCGAGTTCATGGCGTGGTCGTGGGCGCGGGTGAAGCGGTCGACGACGGCCGGGCGTGACACCGATTGGCGGCTCACGTGGCGGGCGCAGTTCGGCAGCAAGGCGATGCTCACCGACTACCGCGTTGATGTCGTGCGAGGGCACGCCCGATGAACCGGCGGCACCAACTCGACGGGTTCGTGCTCGGCGGCACGCGCGGCGAGCTATTCGTCGTGCATGAACCGCGGTGGTGGCAGGTCTGGCGGTGGTGGCAGTGGTGGCGGTCGCCGACCCGCGGCACGATCGAACTTGCACAGCTTGTCGGCAGCGACCTCATCAAGACGACGCTGCGGGTGTTGCCCTACGACCGGACATTGCCGCGGGTGCCGTCGGCATCGGCGACGGAGGTGAACGAATGAGGCGGCGAAGCGAGGCAAGCACGGATGATCGATCATCCGTGAGGCGAACGGCGGCCGACCCGGCGTTGCAGATCCCCCACGACACGGTGAACGAACAGGTGGTGATTGCCGCGGCGCTCGTCGACCCGAAGGCGCGCAAGTGGCTCGTGACGCGGCTTCCGCCCGATGCGTTCGTCGGCAAGGGGCACGCCGACGCATGGCGCGTCATCGCCGACCTCGAACGGCGGCAGTTGCAGTTCGACCCGGCGACGGTGCAACAGCTCGCGGGCGGTGCGGTCGATGCCGACTACCTCGTGCGGCTCGTCGAGGCCCGCCCGGCGAGCCCGCCGAACCTCAAGCACCACGTCGAGATGCTGGAATGGGACCGCACGCGGCTTGAAGCGGCCCGCGGCCCGGTCGGGTCGTTGCTCGAAGCGTTGCGCGACCCGACGGCCGACCCCGACCGGGTGCGTGCGCTCGGGCGGCAGGTCGCGGCATCGTTCGGGCTGACCGGGCTGAAGTACTTGCGTGACCCGCGCGAGCTGGTCAAGGAGATGGCGGCCGACATCGACCGGCGGCGAACCGGCGTGGCGTGCTTCCCCTACGGCATCGACGGCCTCGACGTGTACGAGGACGGGCACCCGAACGCGGGGCGGCATCGGCTCACGCCCGGTGCGGCACCGGGGCAAGTCACGGTCATCACGGGGTTGTCGGGCGGTGGCAAGACGACGTTCACGACGGCCATCGCGGTCGCGCAGGCGAACATGGGCCGCCGGGTGCTGTTCGGGGCATGGGAGCAGGGGTCGCGCATGACGCTCGAACTCATGTCGATCCAGTCCCTCGGGTTGTCGCGGGCGGCGTTCGTCGAAGGGGCCATCACGCAGGAGGAGCGCGATGCGGTCGTCGGCGAGGCCGAACGGCTCGCCGAGTGGGTGCGGTTCTTCGAGCTGCCGTTCGGCCGGGAGCGGGGTAAGCGTGGCATCAACGACGAGAACCTCGACCTCATCCACGCCTACATTGCCGACACCGGTGCCGACGTGTTCGTGGCCGACCTGTGGCGACGGGCGGTGCGTCAATTCGACCCCGACGAGGAGGAGGCGGCGTTGTACCGGCAGCAGGCAATCGCGCAGGAAACGCGGTGCCATTGCATCCTGTTGCACCAGCAACGCCTCAAGGACGTTGAACAGCGCGAGGACAAGCAGCCGACGCGCGAAGGCCTCAAGGGGTCGGGTGCGTGGGTCGAGGTGCCCGACACGATCCTCGGGGTGCACCGCCCGGCGTTGTGGAAGAACGTGCCCGACACGTCGCTGGCGGTGCTCGTGCTCAAGCAACGGCACGGCCCGTGGCCGCTTGCCGTCGAGTTCGACTGGAAGCCCGAGGAGGGGTCGATTCGGCACGGGCGGTCGGTCGACTACCAGCAGCCGGGGCAGACCGCCGAGGTCGACAACTTCATCGGCGAGATGGCACCGAAGAAAGGGGGCCGACGTGGCAAACGGTGACGTGAGGACAACGGGGCAAGGGATGCTCCCCGGAACGGTCGGCAACCGGGCGATGAAGGAATTGCTCGACCTACGCGATGAACTGCTCGACTACGACCCGACGCGCGACCGGGCGGGCACGCAATGGGACGGGCTGCGCGTCAAGCTCGACAAGCGGGTGCTCGTGCTCATCGGGGCCGTGCTCATGCTCGGGCGAACCGAGTTGCTGGTGCGGGCGTGGCGGCTCACGGTCGCGCGGGCGGTCGAACATGCCCACCGGCTCAGCGACAGCGATGCGGACTGGTCGCTACGGATTGCCGAAGCCGCGGGCGACATTCCGCGCGACCTCGTGCCGGTCGAGGACCGCGACGGCGACTTCGAGCCGACCGGGGTGGTGAAAGGGGCCGGTGCCGATGACCCGCCGAAGGCCGGTTGACGTTGCCGCGCTGCTCGCGTTCCTCGGCATCAAGGGTCGACGCCGCGGGTCGGAATGGTGGGCGTGCTGTCCCTTCCACGAGGAGCGCGAACCGTCGTGGCAGATCCACGACAACGCCGACGACCTCGAACACGGGCTGTGGCGGTGCTTCGGGTGCGGGGCGAAGGGCAACGCGGTCGGCCTCGTGGCCGACAAGCTCGGCGTCGGGTGGAAGGAGGCGCAGGCGATACTTGAGACGCATGGGCTCGTCGGCGGCCCGCCCCCCATTCCGATGCGGGTCGAGATCGTGCCGACGCCCTCGCGGGTCGGCGGGTGCACGTTGCCCGCCGGGTGCACGTTCGGGCCACTTGGAGCATGGGTGACACCGGCCCGGCGGTACATCGTGAGCCGCGGAATCACGGAGCAGCAGGTCGAGCGGTGGGGCATCGGGTACGCGGTCGATGGCAAGCTGCGCGGGCGTCTCGTGTTTCCGGTGCGCGATGCGCGGCACCGGGTCATCGGGTACACGGCCCGCACGTTCATCGACGACGAGAAGCGATACCTCGAACCGTCGTCGGCCGACGGCTACGAGCCGGGTGCTGTGTTCGGCGAGGAGTGGTGGCCCGACCCGGCGGCCCGGCACACGGTCATCGTGACCGAGGGGGCCATCAACGGGTTGGCGGTCGAGCGGGCAATCGACGTGTGCCCGGCGTTCAACACGCCGCCACCGTTCGGGTCGGTGCGCGGGTCGAACCTGCAACCTGGGCATGTCGCGCGGCTGAGCACGTTCCCCCACGTGCTCGTGGCATCCGACCCCGACAAGGCGGGCAACAAGCTGTTCGCCGACCTCAAGGCCGCGCTCGGGCGGTGGGCGCGGGTCGTGCGGGTGCCGATACCCGAGGGGAAGGACTGCGCCGATCTACCGGTCGACGTGCTCGCGGCGGCAATCGAGGGGTGTGCATGACCTACCGGGTGACTGTCGTCGGCCGGGCGTTCTTCCGTGGGGATGCGCAGGACCGTGCCGACGCCCTCGCCGAGGTCATCGACGCGATTGACCGGACGGGCGGCAACGTGTGCCGGGCCGCGCATGAGGTCGGGCTGTCGCGGTGGCAGTTGTACCGCATCGTGAGGGCCGCTAACCTGTGGCCGGTCATCGACGCGGCCCGCCTCGCGTGGGTCGAGCGGAACATGCGACGTGAGCCCGATTGGCTGGCAGCAACGCGAAAGAACCTCCGTTGAACAGGTGTGCTGCAAAAGGCTCGCACCCGCTCACACTAAAGATCGGCCCGTTGACGATTCCTGGGTGAGTCGGCACAGTTCTTTCGCCTTATCTGTGTACGGGGTGCGCGCAACGCACCCGACGCCGACGACGCAACCGACGAACAGGAGAACACGACGATGATGAACACGACCCCGACCTCGAACACGACGAACGCGACCCCGACCCACTCGGTCACCTTGAACGGCGAGACCCGCCTTGCGACGGTCGACACGTATCAGGGCATCTGCGAGGAGCTGATCGCGAAGCACGGCGGTGGCGTGCCCCAGGTGCTGCCGATCGCGGCCGCGACCCCGATGTCCGCACCGGCCCCGGCCTCGGCACCCGCCCCGGTCGCGACGATCGCGGTCCCCACCCCGGCCCCGCTCGCGGTCGAGGCCGGTCGCGTCTGCATCGTCGGGCAGGCCCGGTCGATGACCGACACCGACACGGCCATCGCTTCCGGGTTCGCCCCGGCGCAGCCGCTGTTCACCCGCGGCACCCGCGTCAACAGCACCGGCGTCGACAACGCCCGGCGGTCGCGGTGCGAGCACGACGCCAAGCCGACGGTCGCCGAGTACTGCACCGACTTCATCGGGCAGATCGCCGACGAACACCGCCGGGATGTCGACGCCCGCACCGGGGCGTTGCGCATGGACAAGGAGGGGCGGCTCGTGATGCCGAACGGCGACCGCGTGCTGATGACCCGCCGCAGCCTCGACGGCCTGACCTATCGGCTCGGTGTCGGCGGCACGACCTACCTCGCGAAGTGCAAGCCGGAACTGCGGGCCATCAACATCAACCACCACTGCCGCGACCTTCAGACGGTCGAAGACGCCGACAACGCGGCCGACGCGGCGACGAACCCCGACAGGCACACCGACGCCGTTTCGATGTCGAAGGTGCGGGTGCGCGACGGCCGCAAGGGGGTCGAGGCGTTCGGGGTCGTGTCGGACTCCTACACCCCGTTCGATGTCGACCGCATCGCCGACGCTCTGCGGCTCGCGGCCCCGGCCGACGCCCGCGGCACGGTGACCTACGACGGCACCCGCGCACGGTTCGAGGTCGCCTTCCACACCGACGTGCAGCCCGAGGAGTTCGTCGCGGGCGAGTACTTCAAGGCGGTCGCGATCGTCGAAACGGCCGACGACGGCACCGGCGGCATCCGGGTGTCGGCGGCCCTGTTTCAGAACCTGTGCCTCAACCTCATCGTCATCGACACGGCGAAGCAGTACACGGCGAACATCAGGCACGTCGGATCGGTCGAGGTGCTCGCCGAACGGTTCCGTGCCGGGTTCGAGGCGGCCCTTGAGAAGATCGGCCCGTTCATGCGGCAGTGGGGCTACGCCTGCCACGAGGACGCCCTTGCTCGCGCGGCGAAGGCGGCCGAGGTCGAACTGCCGACGACCGACACGGGTGCGGTCGACATTCGGGCGGCCCTGCCCGGCCTGTTCAACGCCATCATCGAACGCGAACTCGTGCCGGTGAAGCTCAACGGCCGGAAGCGTGCCGATGTTATCGCCTCGCTCGTGCAGAAGTTCGACGCCGACGATTCTTCGGCCCGCCGCAACCCCGACGGCACCGACCGCGGCATCGTGACCCGCGCGGCGGTCGCCAACGCCTTCACGCGGTTCGCGCACGAGGAGCCGCAGTCCTCCCCGTGGGATGAGGATGAGATTCAGCGGGCGGCCGGTGCGCTGCTGTGGCCGCAGGGCCGCGCGACGACCCCGGCACCGCTTCCCTACATCCCGTTCGAGTGATACGGGCTGCGGCACGGCAACCCGGCCGAGGGGGGCGGGTTGCCGTGCGTCGAAGGGGCCGGTCGCCCCGACCTCTTCGACGCACGAAGCCGACGAACAGGAGAACTCGACGATGAACGAACACGACGAACCGTTGACCGAGGAGGAGGTCGCCCGGCTCACGACCGCGGTGGTGCTGCTGCGGGTCGGTTCCCACCTCAAGGCGAACGCCCCGGTGCGCGATGCGATGCTGCGCGGTGCCGACAAGCTCAACGCGCTGCTCGCCCGCGACGCGGCACGGAAGGGGGGCTCGCCATGCGCCGGTTGAAGTACCCGAACGCCCGGCCGACGCCGCTCGAATCCGAACTGGACGGCCTGCGCACCGGCAAGATGACGTTCGACCAGTTCGCCCGGTCGACGGCCGGTGACTGGACGCGGCTTGCGTCCTACCTACGCGGGCGGTGGCAAGTGCCGTCGGCGGTCGATGTCGACGACGTGCGGCAGGAGATGTTGCTCGCGGCGTGGCGCGCGGTCGCGGCGTGGGATGACACCCGCGGCGTGTCGTTGCGTTCGTTCGTGCTGTGGACCGCCATCACGTCGGCGAAGAAGTGGTTGCACGGCCAGCGGGCGGCGTTGCGGCGTGACGACCACGCCCCGAGTCGGCACGAAGTGACAGCAACAGCCCTCGGTATCGAGCCGACGGATGATCGATCATCCGTGACCGGCCGAACCGAGGCCGAGCAGGAGTTCACGGTCGCGGGCATCGAGCTGTTCGGGCGGGTGCTTGCGTCGATTCCGCCGACCGACAACGTGTGCCTGCAAGCATTGCTCACGACCGGCGGCGACGTGGCGTCGGCAGCCGGGGCGTTGTACTCGAACCCGACCGCGCGGGCGACGCTGCGGCTCAAGGATGAACGCGACGCACGGCGGGCAGTCACCCGCACGGCGACGCGGGTTGTTTCGATGCTGACCGACGAGGTTGCGGAATGATTGACGACAAGGAGAAGGACATGACGACGACGACGGGAACCACAACGAAGCGACAGGGGGTCGACCTCTCATGCGTCGACGAGGCGGTGCTCACGGACTACTGCGGGCGCTACGGGGTCGACGTGACCGGCAAGACGACGGCCGAACGGGTGACGGCGCTCGCCGCTAAGATCCGTTCGGCCGTGCCGAAGAACAAGATTGCCGACTGCGACAACTGCCACGGTGATTCGTGCGTCGACGACGAGGTGTGCCCTTACTGCGGGGTGGGTGGGTTCGACGGCCCGACCCCGGCCCCGAAGCCGACGCCCGCGGCGGCACCCGCCCCGGCACCCGCCCCGGCGACCCCGAAGAAGCGGTCGGAGGCGACCAAGGCCGCGGCACCCGCCCCGAAGACGAAGGGCAACGGTGCGGCAGGCCCGGCGGTTCCGGCCCCGGAAGCGACGGCCGCGGCCCCGGCCCCGAAGCCGAAGGCGGGCAAGTCGAAGACGCAGGCAGCAGCAGCGAAGGCCGCCGCTTTGGCCGCGGCAACGAACGCAGCCCCGGCCCCGGAACCGGCCCCGGCCCCGGAACCGGCCCCGGCCCCGGAACTGCCCCCCGCGGCTCCTCCCGTTGTCGTTGCACCGGCGACCGAACTCGTGCCGAACGGGGCGACGACGACGGTTGACGGCCGCACGGTGTACGACCTCGTGGAAGTGCAGGCCCGGCAGATCGCGAAGCCCGACATCACCATCGACGAGGCGGTGTCGGCGGTGCACGAAGCGAAGCGCCTCGCGGTCGTGTGCTACTGGCAGCTCGGGCAGGCCGTGTTGCGGTGCTTCGCCGATGACCTGTGGAAGCAGCGGCGTGACGACAAGGACCAGCCGGTCTACCGCGGGTTCGTGCAGTTCTGCGAGGCGGAACTCGGCATGGCGGCGTCCTACGCCTACAAGCTGATGAACGTCGCGGCGACGTTCTCGGCCTCCGACGTTGCCCGCATCGGGGTCGCGAAGCTCGGGTTGATGCTGCGGCTCGACCCGTCGACGCGCGAGAAGCTGCTCGCCGAGGTGCGCAACGGGGTGCCCTACTCCGACGTGGCCGAACGGGTGCGATTGCTCGCCGAGGGCACCCCGCCGCAGAAGGGGCAGGGCAAGAAGGACACCTCGAAGGCGACGAACGCCGCGTCCATCAAGGCCCGCGAGTCGGCCGGTGAGATCATCACGGCGACGTTCGAGACGAAGCGCCTGAAGATGCCGCTGTTCGCCCGACCCGCGGCGAACAAGGCCGGTGAGGCGAAGCGTGCGAAGCGGCTCGCTGACGACCCGTGGGGCGAGATTGTCGCCCTCAACGGGGTCGTGATGCGGTTCGCTGTGACGACCGATTCTGAGGGCCGGTTGCTCGCCATCGTCGAGTGCCGTCGGCCCACCACCGAGGCAGCCAAGGCGAAGAAGTGAGGGGACAATGGGCGAGCGGTTCGTGAACGCCTACTGGCGCGGCAACACGTTGACGGCGGTGCAACACGACGGCGACGGCGTGTCGTTGCGCGAGATGCGTGCCGACCACTCGTTCTTCGTGCGGGCGGCCGACGTGCGTGCGAAGCCCGACATCGTGCGGCAGTTCCGAGACAGCCGGTACTGCACGGGCATCGTCGACGAGGGGGAGTGGGTGCGGGTGCGGTGGCGATACGAACGCCCCGACCCGAACCATTCCCCGATGCACGTTCGGGCCGCGCGGTTCATCGAGGAGCAGTACAAGGTGCCGACGTTCGAGGCCGACGTGTCGCCGGTGCGTCGGTGGGTCGTCGAGAACGGCATCGAGGTCGACCGGCCCCGGCGGTGCTACCTCGACATCGAGACCGACAGCCGGGTGCCGTTCTCGAAGAAGTCGCAGGCGCGCATCCTTGCGTGGGTGATCGTCGGCGAGGGCGACGGTAGCGACGTGCAGGCCGGGGTGCTCGAATCCGATGATGATGCGGCCGAACGCGACCTGCTCATCGCGTTGTGGCGGGCGTTGCGCCGGTACGACCAAGTGCTTGCGTGGAACGGCGACCGGTTCGACTACCCGATCATCCTCGCCCGGTCGGAACGGTGCGGGCTGAAGGGGGAGCCGCGGCGATGGCTGTGGCTCGACCATCTGCTCTTGTTCCGCCGCATGAACGTGTCGGCGGCCGAATCGGGCGAGGAGAAGCAGTCGATGGCGCTCGACGCCGTTGCGCGGGCGGTGCTCGGAACGGGCAAGCTCGACGGCGTGACCGGTGGGCAATCGTGGGAGCTGTGGTCGACGAACCGCGGTCGGTTGCTCGACTACTGCGCGGTTGACGCCGACCTGATGCGGCAGATCGAGGCCCGCACGGGGTACATCGAACTGCTCCAGACGCTGTGCGAGGCGACCCACACCTTCCCCGACACGTTCGGGGTGCAGCCGATGGGTCAGGTCGAGACGTTCCTCATGCGGCTCGGGCATCAACGGGGCATGCACTTCGCGACCCGGTTCGGGTTCACCGGCGTGCACGGGTTCGAGGGGGCGTTCGTCATGGAGCCGACCTCGCGCGGCATCGTGCGCGACGCTCACGTTGCCGACTTCGCGCGGCTGTACCCTTCGATCATCCTGTCGTGGAACATGAGCCCCGAGACGTACCGGCCCGACGTGCGGTTGAAGGAATCGGACACCCGCCCGGCGTACCTGTCGCACCTACCGCTCAAGACGTTTCCGATACCCGACGGGCATTGCGGGGCGGCGTTGACCGACTGCGTGTTCGTGAACGAACCGCGCGGCATCCTCAGCGAAGCCCTCGACGAGATGTTGCGGTTGCGGTCGCACTGGAACAAGCTGAAGGCCTCGCTCCCGCCCGGCACGGCCGAGTGGAAGGACGCCGACCGGCGGTCGTCGGCCTACAAGATTGCCGCCAACTCGTTCTACGGGGTCGTCGGGTCGCCTTTCAGCCGGTTCTACGTGCGTGAGGTCGCCGAATCCGTGGCTCAGTGCGGGGTGTGGCTCATCAAGGAGACGATCGAGGCGGCGAAGGGCCGCGGCATCAACGTGTTCTACGGTGACACCGACTCGCTGTTCGCGACGGGGTGCACCCGCGAGCAGTTCGTCGAGTTCGTGCGGTGGTGCAACGCGGAATTGTACCCGCGGCTGCTCAAGGAACGCGGGTGTGCGCGCAATGAGGTCGAGCTTGCCTACGAAAAGGGGTTCGATCGCATCGTCATGGTGACCGCGAAGCGATACGTCGGGCGCTATAGCCACTTCAAGGGCACGGCGGCATCGGCCGACAGCAAGCCCGAGGTCAAGGGGTTGGAGTGGAAGCGCGGCGACGTGTCGCGGCTCACGCGCGAGCTACAGGGGGAGGTCATCGCTCAGCTCATGGCGGGCACCGACCCGCCCGACCCGGCGACGTTCGTGCCGGTCATCGAAGCATGGCGGTCGCGGGTGCTCGACGGGTCGCTTGAACTGCCCGACGTGCTTATCTCGAAACGGCTCGCGAAGCCGCTGACGGAGTACGCGCGGCGGGTCAAGAAGGACGGCAGCTTCGCGGCCGAACCGCCGCACGTTCGGGTGGCACGGCTGCTCAAGGCCCGCGGGCAAGATGTCGGCGAGGGCGTCAAGATCGAGTACTACGTCGTCGATGGCGAGGAGATGACCGTCGCCCCGGCCTCCGATTGGACCGGCAACGTCGACCGGTTCTACGTGTGGGAGACGATGGTCTACCCGCCGACCGAACGGTTGCTCGCGGCGGCCTATCCGACGACGGACTGGCGGCAATGGGAGCGCGCACGCCCCCCGAAGGTGCGGGCACCGAAGGCTCAGTTGCCGTTGCCCGATGCGGCACCGAAGCCGCGGCGGCCGCGGTCGTCGGTGAAAGTGACGGCGCAAGTCGAGTTGCTGTTCGACGTTTCGCGGCATGATGCGCCTGCCGATGACATCCCGGCAGACGACGAGGTGAACGATGCGACGCAAGGCTGAGTTTCAGGGCGATGGTGCCGTCGAGCAGTCGGCGGTTCCGATGGGCGATGATCTCTTGCCGCCACCGGCGGCACCGACCCCGGCGGCACCGGTTGCACCGGCGGCAACACCGCCCCCCGCGGCCGCGGCCCCGCTTCCGATGAAGGGCTACACGGGCACGACTTGCCCGGTGTGCCGCCTCGCTCAGTGGTACGTGCCCGGCGGCGTGACGTGCCCGAACGGGCATTGCTTCCGGTCGGTCGAAGACGCGAAGGCGGGCAAGCCTCACATGACGCTCGCCGACCTTGCGAAGCCCGCGGCCCCGGCACCCGCCGCACCGGCCCCGGCACCCGCCGCACCGCCCCCCGCGGCTGCGGCACCGACCCCGCCCGTTCATCCGTGGAAGCCGAAGGCGATGGCGGTCTGCAACGAGTGCTACAAGCACCTCGGAACGCGCGACGCGGCCCGGTGTGCGACGTGCACGGAGAACGCACTTGCAGCGAACCCGTCGTGGACGCCGACGTTGCCGACGGCGGGCATCGTCGCGAGCGTGGCGGCCCCGGAACCGCCCCCCGCGACCCCGGCCGCGGCACCGGCCCCGGAACCCGTGGCGACCCCGGCACCGGCCCCGAAGCGGTCGCGGTCGGCGGCACGACGGAGCGACACAGCCGAGTCGCCCTTGGCACCCGCCCCTGCCACCGCGGCACCGGCCCCGGAACCGATGCCCGTGGCACCCGCCCCGGCCCCGGAACCGCCCCCCGTGCCGACCCCGGTGGTCGTTGACCGGTTCCCCGCAGTCGATTCCGAACCGCCGACGCCGCACCAGCAGCGGCGCGAGAAGGTGGCGGCGAGCATCGACGAACTCGTGCTCGGGCCGGGGTACGATCGGATCGTCGAACGGGTGTTCGCGGTCGACCCGTGGGCGTCCTACGAACAGCTCGAACGTGACATCAAGCTGCCCGGCCCGGCGCATCGTGCCGACTACGCAACGATCGTCGATGCGCTCGACAAGTGCGAGGACAACGCCCGCGAAGCTCATCGGGTGTTCATCGCGGCGAAGGTCGCGGCCGATCGGTTCGAGGCCGACGCGATCGTGCTCGCGGTCGACATGCGGACGCAGGCGACCCAGGCGCTCGAAGCCGAGAAGGAACGCGGCGAACGCAAGAAGCAGATCACTGACGCCGATGTCGAATCGCGCATCGCGGCCCTGTTCCCCGACGAGTGGCGCACCCTCGAAGAACGTCGGGCGAAGGCCCGCCGCATGGTGTCGCACCTCGAACGGCTTGCGGACTTGTGGAAGGAGCGTGCCCGCGACGTGCGGGCGATGCTCGAAACGATGAGGCGTTGACGACCCGGCCCGCGGTCGGGCCGGGATTCACCGACGACATGACACGACGAAAGGACGAACGAACATGGCAGCATCGAAGGTAGGCATGAGCATCGACGAGTTCCTCGACCACAGCACGGGCGGTGGCGGGCGCTCGAACTTCCTCGGCAACTGGCGCAAGAAGGACCCGCCGAAGATAACGGTCTGGCTGCACACCCAGGCGGGGTTCGTTGCCCGATGGGCGCACAACTGGCCGCGCATCGTCGTGCGGCAGGACAAGGACACCGGCGACACCCGCCGGGAGGTGTGGGGCGGTCAGTGGGTGTGCCACGAACGCGAACTCATCCTGCGCAAGCAGCGGTTCCGTGACGAGAACGACGTGCGCGAGTACCCGCCCGAGGTGTGCCCGCTGTGCAAGACGATCGAGATCATCCGGTCGGCGGTCGCGACCGGCGAGCTGTCGTGGGTCGAGCCGGTGTTCAAGTTCACGGGCGACAACGACGAGCACGAGTACATCATCACGGCCGGTGGCATCTACAACGCCTTCGCGGCGAAGGACTTGACCCCGGCGCAGAAGGGCGAGATGCGCCGGGCGGGCATCAAGGCGTCGGAGGCGTGGCGCGAGAACGCGATTGCCCGGTGCCAGTACACGTTCGTCGTCGTCGACAACACCCACCCCGAGAACGGCGTGCAGTTGACCGACGAAGCCGAGGCCCTTGGCAACGCGATGAAACGGGCGATCCGCGACAAGATTGACGAGCTTGGCGGCGGCGAGGACGGGCGGCTCAAGGGCAATCCGTTGCGCAACCCGTACCCGTTCCTGTGGGAGTACCGGGAGCAGGAGATGTTCGAGAAGCGGTATCGGGTCGTGCCAATGTCGTCGGTGCCGCTGACCGATGAGATTCGGGCGCTCATCGTCGACGAGGAACCGCCCGACCTCGCCGCTCACGCACGGCCCGGCAACATCAAGGCGTTGCGTGCCGACATGGAAAAGGCCGCGCTCGTCGACCTACCGTGGGACGACATCTTCGGTGAGGTCGAACGGCGTGCGGGCATCGACGACACCGACGGCGATGCCGAACCGGGTGCCGCGGCACCCGCCGCGGCCGACAAGAAGGAGGATGACTTCCCGCCGTCGTGGAACGAACCGACGACCCCGGTGGCGACGAAGCCCGGTCGCACGCCCGAGGTGTCGTCGAAGCCGAAGGTCGCCCCGAAGGCACCGCCCCCCGCACCGCCCGCGGCGAACGAGGAGCTGTTCGCGTGCGACCATTGCGGGTTCGACCAGCTTCGGGCGACCGATGCGGAGTGCCCGAAGTGCAAGTCCACCTACAGCGAAGACGGGCGGCTCGAAACGCGGCCGTGCGCAGCCTGCGGGGTGCAGACCCCGGCGAACGGCGAGGGGAACCGCACGATCTGCCCGAAGTGCGCGACGATTCACGACACCGAGACGTGGCAGCCCGTGAACCCGACACCCGCGGCGGCACCCGCCCCGGCGAGGCGTTCGCGTTCCGCCGGTGGCGCGGCCGCACCCACACCGGCCCCGGCGGCTGCCCCGACGCAACGCAAGGCGATCGGAACGAAGGCGGCGAGCGACGACAAGCTGCCGTGGGGGAGCCGATGACCCGACGGGTGAAGCAACCGGCATCGACCGCGGCCGATTCGTTCGCGGCGAACCGGGAACAACTCGACGCGATGGCCGCGGTCGCCGAACGGTTCAGCTCGTGGCGACCCGCGGCCGAAGTCCTCACGCGGGTGCGGGCGGTGCCGACCATCTTTCCACAGGTCGACGCCGTGACCCGCGTGGGCGGGTGGCCGATCGAACGGTTCGCGCTCGTGCACGGCCCGTCGAACGAGGGCAAGACCGTGTTCCTTCACGGTCTCGGGTTGTCCTTCCTGCAACGCGGGCACTTCTACAACTACGTCGACGCCGAGTACACGACCCCGGAGACGTGGGTGCAGAAGCTCATGGCTGAGTTCGCGACGCATCCGGGGTTCCGTGCGTTGCGGCCGCGGACCTACGAGGAAACGGTCGACGCCGTGCGCGAGTTCTGCGACGTGCTCGGCGATGCGAAGGCGAAGGGGCACCTACCCGCCGACACGTCGGGCCTCATCGTCGTCGACAGCCTGCGCAAGCTCGTGCCGAAGAAGTTGCTCGCGCGGCTCATCGCCGAAGCGGCGGCCGAGGAATCCGACGGCGGCGACAAGCGCAAGCGCAAGGGGCAACGCGGCGTCGACGGGCTCGGCGGTCGTGCCGCGCAGCACAAGGCGGCATTGAACGCGGCGTGGCTCGACGAACTCGTGCCGATGCTCGCGCAGACGGGCACGGCGATGGTCGCGGTCGCCCGCGAGACTGACGACCCCGATGCGGGCATGTTCGACGAGGGCATCAAGGTCGGCGGTGGTCGGGCGGTGTACTACGACTCGTCGCTTGTGGTCCGCATCGTTCGGGCCGGGTGGGTGCGCGAGGGCGACAAGGACTCGCGCATCACGGGTGAACGGCACTTGGTCGAGGTGCGCAAGACGAAGGTCGGCGGCAAGGACCAGCGGCGACCCCGCGCGGCGTTTCACACCAGCAACGGCGTGCTCGTGCCCGAGGGGTTCGACCGGCCGCGCGACATCATCGAATCGGCGCTCGACTACGAGGTTGTGACGCTCACCGGGTCGTGGATCAGTTGGGGCAAGCGACGGCTCGGAAACGGCCTCAACGCGGCCGTGCGCAAGCTGCACGACGAACCGGCGTTGTGCGTCGAACTCGAATCGGCCGTGCGGGCGAAGTACGAGGTCGACCTGACCCCGCCCATCAAGCCGACCGCGGAATGATACGGGCAACGGCCCAACCGGGGCGGGCACCGGAGCAGGAGGCCGGTGCCCGCTTCGGCCTATCAGGAGGTGTAACGTGAAGATCATCGTGACATCGGACTGGCATCTTGATTGGGCGACCGGCGGGTTGCCGCGGTTCGCCGACGTGTTCGCGGCGGTGCAGGTCGTTGTCGACGCGGCGAAGCGCGAGGGGGCCGAGATGGTCATGTTCCTCGGCGACCTCACCGACCCCGACGCGGTGCGCGCCCATCAGGCGGTATCGGTCGCCATGTGGGTCGCGACGCACCTGTGGTTCTGCGCCGGTATCGCGACCCGATGGCTGGTCGGCAACCACGACGTGGTGGAGGACGGCTCGGGCTCGTCGTCGTTGTCGGCCGTGCATGCGTTCGGGGTCGCATTGCCGCGCGGGGCGAAGCAGGGCGTGAAGGTATACACCGAACCGGAGGTCGAGGTGTTCGGCAACAAGGCGATCCTCGCGCTACCGTTCACGCCCCGGTCGCACCCCTACGACCCGCTCACGTTCGTGCGGTCGCTCGACCCGAACCCCGGCGGTGTGATCCGCCCGATCGACCTCGTGGTGGGCCACTTGAACATCGAGGGCATCGGGCCGGGCAGCGAGACGACCGACATGCCACGGGGCCGCGACGTGTTCCTTCCGGTCGCGGCAATTCGCGAGCGGTGGCCCGATGCGGTCGTGTGCAACGGGCACTACCACCGGCGACAGGTGTTCGACGGTGTGCACGTTCCGGGGTCGCTCGCGCGGCTCACGTTCGGCGAGGAGCACAACTCGCCCGGCTACTTGGTGGTGGAGGTGTGACGATGACGCGCAAGCTCCGAAGCGAAGCTGCGGCGCAGACCGCGGCGGCATCGACGGCGGCCGTGACGGATGATCGATCATCCGTCGGCGGGGTTGTCGGGGTGACGGTCGACTCCCGGCTGGTCGTGACGGTCGAACCGTCGGCCGAGGTGTGGGTCGGCGGTGGAATCGACGCGCAAGTGGCGCGCGACGCGATCGTGCGGCTCATCCCGCCTGCCGACGCGACCGACGTGCTCATCGCGACGGTGCGGGGTGCGTTCGAGACGGCGGGTGCCGCGGCGGTGCGGGTCGTGCCGCGGGTCGCGGGCGGTGCGGTCGTGCCGCGGGCGGCGATGACCCCGGCGGCGTCGGCGGCACCGGTGCGCGAGGTCGTCATGCAGATGGTGAACGAGGCGCGGGTCGACGATGCGGAGCGCGAGCAGTTGCGTGCCGTTGTCGACGAGGCATTGACAGCGGAGGGCTTGTGACCATGCACGTCGAGGAGATTCGGCTGTTCAACTGGTTGCGATACCGCGGCGAACATCGGTTGCCATTGACCCCGACGGTGTACGGGGTCGTGGCGCGGCATCACGCCGACGAGGACCGATCGAACTGGCTCGGCAAGACCACGCTGTTGAACGCGGTGCGGTTCGCCCTGTTCGGCAAGCATCCGGCCCCGGTCGAGGACGGGTGGATCACTCGCGACGAACCCGAGGGCGGTGTCGGACTGCTGCTCAGCGACGGCACGACGGTCGAACGCCGACGCGAGCGCGGGAAGGCGACGCGGCTCGGCGTGCAGTTGCCCGACGGCACCAAGGCGTTCGGTGACGATGCGCAACGCATCATCGAGGAACGGGTCGGGCTCACCGACACCGACTTCACGGCGACGTGCTTCTTCCCGCAGAAGCAGATCGCCCGGTTCGTGACGACACAACCGGCCGACCGCATGAAGGTCATCGCCGGATGGTTGCAGCTCGAACCGTTGCAGCGGGCCGAACGGTCGGTGCGGGCGACGCTCAACCGGTGCCTCGAATCGGAGGGCGGCATCGCGGCCGAGGGCAAGGCGCACGCCGACATGGTGCGCGAGCTGCTCGGGCGGTACTTCGATGAGGTCGGCGACCCGACGCGCGACGAAGCGAACGTCGAGATGGGCATGTTGAACGCCGAGGCGCGGCGGCAGGCCGATGCGGCACGGAAGCGGGCCGAGTCGCACAAGGGGGAAGTCGACCGCATCGCCGAGTGGCGGCACGCGGCGGCCGATGCGGCGATGTTCGACCACCTCACCAAGCAAGCGACCATGGTCGGCGACCCGACCGCACTGACGGCCGCCCTGACGGCAGCAACCGCGGCGGTCGAGCAGGAACGTGCGACGGCATCCAACGCGAACGCGGCGGTGCAAGCTGCAACGACGCGGGTGCGCGACACCGAGCGGCTGGCGTGCGGGGCGTTCGATGGCCGATGCCCGGTCGACGGGCATGTCTGCCCCGACAAGGACGCGATGAACCTTGCGTCGGGTCGGAACGCGAAGCTGCTCACTGAGGCGCGGGCGGCGTTGAACGCGGCACGGGCGACCCACACCGCGGCGCTCGACCGGTTGCGCATCGCGACCGACGAACAGCGTGAGGCGCAGGGGCGCATCGCGCAACAGGCCGCGCTGCTCAAGCAGGCCGAATCCTACCGGGCAGCGAAGGATCGCATCGCCCGCGACGGTGCACCGCCCGACCCGACCGACCTCGAACGCGAGGCGGCCGAGGCGTGGGAGGCGTATCAGAAGGCCGAGGCCGATGCCCGCGAGATTGACCGGGTGTCGGGCATGGTTGACCGGGAGTTCGCGGGCGTCGACAAGTGCGCCGAACGGCTCGCCGACGTGCGGCGACGGATCGCATCGTTGCAACGGGCGGTTGTCATCCTCGGCAAGAACGGGGCGCAACGACGCATCGCCGAGGGTGCGCTCGCGAGCATCGCCGACATGGCGAACGACTCGCTGGCCGAGGCGGGCATTGATCTGCGGGTCGACATCACGTGGTCGCACGAGGGCCGCGACCTCGCCGACGACTGTTCGGTGTGCGGCACGCCGTTCCCGCGCGGCAAGGCAGCGAAGACGTGCGGTCGGTGCGGGGCGACCCGAGGCCCGAAGTCGATCGAACGCATCGAGGTGAACCTCAGCGACGTGTCGGGTGCGGCCGAGGACTTGGCCGGGGTCGTCATCCAGCTTGCGGCCGGTGCGTGGCTGCGTGCCCGACGGGGTGCGGCGTGGTCGGCGGCGTTCATCGACGAACCGTTCGGGGCGCTCGACCCGACGAACAAGCGGGCGCTCGCGACGCACCTTGCCACGTTGTTGCGTGGCCGGTACGGGTTCGCGCAGGCAATGGTCGTGGCGCACGACCGGGGCATCATGGACGCGATGCCGGGCCGGGTCGTTGTCGTTGCCGACGCCGCGGGCTCGCACCCGGTCGTCTCGTGACGTAGGATTGGGCTGTGAGCAAGGGAAAGGTCGCCGAACGAGAAGTCGCCCGCATGCTGCAAGCATGGTGGCAGCGGTGCGACCCCGCGGCGCAGTTCGTTCGCACCCCGCAGTCGGGCGGGTGGTCGACGCCCGACGTGCGGCGTGGGTTCCGCATGTCGGGCGACGTGATGACGACCTCCGAGACGTTCCCGTTCACGGTCGAGAGCAAGCGGCGCGAGGCGTGGTCGCCGCGCAACTTCGTGCTCGGCCGACCGTGCCCGGTGTGGGGATGGTGGCGGCAGGCCGTCGGGCAGGCCGTCGAACTCGGGGCCGAGCCGATGCTGTGGATGCGGCGCAACGCCGACCCGCCCGAACGGTTCGGCGAGCCGCGCAAGATTCCCCCATGGATCGTGCTCGTGCGTGCCGGGCTCGTTGAACAGCTTGGGCTGCCGTTCCCCGACTTCGTGTGGGGCACCGATGACCTTGCCGGGGTCGACGTTGCCGAGGTGGTGCCGTCGGGGTACACGCACGATCGGCTGCTCGCTGTCGACCCGGTGACGTTCCTCGGTGTCGAGGGGCGGTTGTGGCAGTCGTCGGAGACGTTCCGGCGACGGTGGATGGAACGCGAGCGGCTGCGCAAGGCCGCAGGGTAGGTTCGCATGGCAGGAGCGAAGGGCAATGGCGGCGTGGTGCGGGTGCATCCGGTCACGATGGTCAAGCACGGTGACGTGAACCCGTCGGCGTACAACCCGCGGCGCATCACGGCGGCGAAGTTCGCGGCACTCGTGCAGTCGATCCGGGTCAACGGGTTCGTCGAACCCATCGTCGTGCAGAAGCGCGGCATGAACATCATCGGCGGGCATCAACGGCATCGGGCGCTCGCGGTCATCGCGGGCGACGCGGCACGCGAGATGGCAATCCCGGCGGTCGTGCTCGACATCGACGAACGGCGTGCCCGCATCCTCAACGTCGCGCTCAACAACACCGAGGGCACGTTCGACGACGACATGCTGCGCAAGCTGCTCGTGGGCGTGAACACCGACGCGGCGCTCACCGACGGTGAACGGCTTGCGACCGGCTTCAGCGACGTGGAGTTGACGCGCCTGCTCACGGTGCCGACGAACATCGACGGCGACGACGGCGGGTCGGCGTTCGCCAAGTCGGTCACGTTGTCGCTCGCGTTCGATTCCGTGACCGAACGCGATGCGGTCAAGGGGTTGCTCGCCGAGGCCTCGCAACGGCTCAACAAGAAGTCGGGCACGATTGTGCGCGAGCTACTCGAACGCACGGCGACCCCGACACAGCGCAAGAAGGCGCGCAGCAAGGCGGTCGAGGTCGAGCATTGAACTACGGCACGATCATCGTCGACCCGCCATGGCCGTACAACGACGAGGGCGGCCCGACCGGCAATGCGGGTCGAGGTCGGCCGGGCAAGAAGATCGTGCAGGTAGGGATCGCCAACCACTACCCGCCGATGTCGGTCGACGAGCTTCGGCGGTTGCCGGTCGGGCAGATTGCCGCACCCGATGCCGTGCTGTTCCTGTGGACCACCAACGCCTTTATGGTCGAAGCGCACGAACTGGCGGTTGGGTGGGGGTTCCGGCCGAATACCATCTTGACGTGGGGGAAGGTGAAGGCCGACCGCGACGAGCCGTCGATGAAGACCGGCCACTGGTTCCGGGGTGCGACTGAGCACATCGTGTTCGCGGTGCGAGGACGCCCCCCGCGGCCGTCGGTTGCGTTGCCGACGTTGCACCTGTACCCGCGGTCGAACCACAGCACCAAGCCGTCGCTGTTCGTCGTGCTCGCCGAACAGGTCGGGCCGCCACCGCGCATCGAGTTGTTCGCCCGGCGGGTGCGCCCCGGATGGGACCGATGGGGGAACGAAGTGGAGTCGACGATTCGGTTGGAGGCCGGTCAGTGAACGCGGTCGCTCGGTTCGTGCGCGACACGCTCGAACGGCTCGCCGGGGTGTTCTACGAGGGGCCGCAACCGCCGCCACGGTTGCGTGACGAGGTGTTGGTGTTCCGCGCGATGCACCCGTCGGCATCGGTCGCCGATTGGGTCGAGTTCGCGATGCAACACGGCGAGGCGTCCTACCGTGCGGGGTTCGACCGCGGCATCGAGTGGCGGGAGCGCGACCTCGCGAACAAGGACCCGCACGACCACGACCGCATCGCCGATGATGAGGCGAACGGGTGGACGGTCGCCGACGATGACCCGGTGTTGCGCGCCATGCTCGAACGGGGCATCGACCCGACCGACCCACTCGCCGGTGTTCCGCCCGAGGACCGGGCCGAGTTCGTCGACCGGCTCGGCGAGATCATGGGCACCCATCGGGTCGTCATCGTGACGGATGACACGCCCCCCGATGCACGGGAACGCTGAGGCCTGTGCTACAACGCGGGCATGGACACGTTCACCACACTACTTGTGCTCATGCTGCAACTGACGAAGCAACCGGCGACGGTCGTCCAGCAGGCCGGTGTCGACATCGACGCCGTGTGCGCGACGGAACCGACGGCCCGGTTGTGCGGCATTGCCCACGACATAGTTGAGGTCGTCGAACACGCGCCACGGTTGCCGTTCGACGGCCCGGCGGCGAAGGAGGCGTCGGCCATCGCGCTTCTTGCGGTCGCGCATCACGAGAGCGGGTTGCGCGCCAACATTCAAGACTGCTCGCTGTGCGATGCGGCGTTGACGGATGGGTCGGGGTGGTGCGACGGCGGCCGGTCGATCTCGATGTACCAGCTCATGGTCGGCCGGGCATGGGCCGGTCATACCCGCGAGGAGATCTGCACCGACAACCGGCTCGCAACGAAGCTCGCGTTGCGGTGGCTGACGCACTTCTCGCGCAACGCGACCCCGGCCACGATGTTCCGCACCTATGCCGGATGCAAGGCGAGGTCGTGCCCGGCGGCCGACCGCATCAACGCGGGATTCGAGACGTTGGCCCGCAAGGTGGGCATCGACGCGGTGCCGACGGTGGGGCCGCGCCACTTCCGAACCCGCCCCCCGCGGCATGATACCGGGCATGAACGCAGCCAAGGCAAGTAACGCAGTCGTGGCGGTCGTCGACTTCTACTCGGGTGCGGTCGCCGACCTACTCAACCAACTCAGCATGAAGGATGCGGCGATTCGGCAGCTCACCGAGCAGATGCGGTCGTCGATGAACCCGCATCCCGCCATCAAGGCGGCCGAACGGGAACTCATACCCGCGGCGTGCGCGCTCGCTGATGCGTTCGGCGATGACGCCACGCAGTTCCGCGATTCGGCCGCGGCCGACCGGTTCCTGCGCGCTGTTGCGGCGTTTCGTTCGGCGGTAGATTCGATGGCGAAGGAGACGAGCGATGGCTGACGAACCGGTGTGGGAGGAGTGGCGGCCCGATTGGGCGAAGCACGTGCTCGGCCGGTTCACCCGCCGCACGTTCGACCCCGACACGCGGTTGCCCGAACCGCAGAAGGTCGAGATCAAGTGCGAGCAATGCGGTGCGACGTGGCAAGTGCTGTGCACATCGGGGCTCGTGCGCAACCACATCAACAACTTCGCGAAGGCGCACGCCCACCGCGACCCGCTCGATGCACCGCGCATCGTGCGGCCGGGGTCGTTGCGCCGAGGAGTGCCGACCCGATGAACCGCGACCCACTTGGCCTCATCGGAACACCCGCCTTGGCCGAGGCCTCCGAGGCATTGCACCGGGCACGCCGGGCGCTCGACGACCAGTTGCGGGTGCGGTCGATGCCGACCTCGTTCGCGTTCTTCGGCGTGAGGCGCGACCCGGTGACGCAACGCCCGCGGCACGACACGATTGCCGTCGACATCGAGGCACCGGTGCGCGGTGCACCGCGGGAACGGCTCGCCGATTCGTTGCGCGAGTTCGCCGACCGCGTGCAAGCGGTGTGGTCGGTGCTCATGCTACCGGGGCAGGCGAACATCGCCGAGATCGGTGTGCGGCCGGTCGTCATGTTCATCGTGGAGGTCGCCGGGCGGCAACCGGAGACCTACGTCGCCATCATCGAGGAACACGACGGCACCCCGACCGTCGGTTCGTTCGCGGCGACAACGTACAACGGCGACCTCGACCTGCTGCGCCACCTCCTTCCGGGTTCGACCCGCATCCTCAACTGACGCTCGCGCGGCATGATGACCGCGACCCGGCACGGATGATCGATCATCCGTCGTGGTGTCGGAGGAATCCCCTATGAGCGACTACATCAAGGACGTGTTCGGTGCGGGCGGGGTGCTCGCGCGCAGCCTGCCCCGGTACGAACCGCGAGCAGGGCAGATCGAGTTGTCCGAAGCCGTCGATGCGGCGTTGCGCGACGGCAAGCATCTGCTCGCCGAGGCACCGACGGGCACGGGCAAGTCAATGGCCTACGCGGTGCCCGCGGCGTGGCACACGACCCGCGGCATGCGAACGCGGGTCGTCATCGCGACGGCGAACATCGCGTTGCAGGAACAGCTCGTGGGCAAAGACCTCCCGTTCCTCAAGCGGGTGTTGCCGTTCCCGTTCGAGTTCGCGCTCGCCAAGGGGCGGTCGAACTACGTGTGCCTCGACCGGCTCGACCACGCCGACGAGGCGCTGGGCAAGATGGCACCCGACGATGCGTCGGCGTTCGACCGGCTGCTCGGATGGGCGCGCACGACGGCAACCGGTGACGTGTCAGAACTGCCCGAGGTGCCGGTGTATCGGTTGTGGGGGGAGCTATCGGTGGGGTCGGACCAGTGCAAGGGGTCGCGGTGCCCGAGGCGCGACGAGTGCTTCGTGCAACGGGCGAAGGCGGCCGCGGCGTTGGCGAACGTCGTCGTGGCGAACTACCACCTTCTGTTCGCCGACGTGTCGGTGCGCGGCGAGACAGACGATTCGGTCGGGGTGCTGCCGGTGTACGACGCGGCGGTGCTCGACGAGGGGCATCGGGCGGCCGACATCGCCCGCGACTTCTTCGGGCTCAAGACGAGCGAGGCGGCGTGCCGTCGGCTGGTCAACGACGCGATGCGAACGATGCGCGATGCACAGGTCGACGGCGTGCCGGGCGATGTCGAACGGGCGCTCGTCGCGGTCGAGGATGAGGCGGGCATCTTCTTCGCTCGGATGCTCGCCTACAAGCGGTCGAAGGACTACCGGGTGCGGCTGCGGCGGCCGGGCGAGATCAACGCCTCGACGTTGGCCGGGTCGTTGCAACGGCTCGGCAAGCAGTTCATCGCGCTCGGCGACGATGCCTCGTTCGACGGCGGCGACCGGGCGGCGTTCCGCAACATCGCACGCCGGGCGAACGAACACGCGGCGTGCTTGTCGCGTGCCTCCGACATGGCGAACCCCGACGGCGAGGTGTACTTCATCGAGGAGTCACCGGGCGGCCGGGGTGGGCCGCGGGCGGCCGTGTGCATCAAGCCGATCGATGTCGCCGACGACCTTCGGGCCGGGCTGTTCGGCAAGGCCGCGAGCGTGACGGCGATGTCGGCGACGATGACGACGGTCGCGGGTGACTTCGAGCACGTCGCCATCGACCTCGGGGTTGACGAATCGGCCGAGGTCGTCGTGCCCAGCCCGTTCGACATGGCCCGGCAAGCCCTGTTCATCGTACCGGCGACGATGCCCGACCCGAACGATCCGGCGTTCCGTGAGGAGATGGCGAACGCGGTGTTGCGCACGGTCGAGTTGGCGGAAGGCCGCACGCTCGGGCTGTTCACGTCCTACCGCAACCTCAACCTCGCGGCCGAACGGTTGCGATCGAACGGCATCGCATCGAAGTACCGGGTGCTCGTGCAGGGGGAGGGGTCGCGCACCGCGCTCGTCGAGGAGTTCCGCCGCGACGTGTCGTCGGTGCTGCTCGGAACCGAATCGTTCTGGGAGGGCATCGACGTGCCCGGCGAGGCGTTGTCGTGCCTCATCATCGACCGGTTGCCGTTCGCCACCCCGGAAGACCCGGTGCTCGATGCGGTCGCCGAACGCGACCCGAAGGGGTGGTTCCAGAAGTGGTCGTTGCCGCGGGCACTCATCGCGTTCCGGCAGGGGTTCGGCCGCCTCATTCGGTCGACGACCGACCGGGGCGTGGTCGTGTGCCTCGACCGGCGGGTGCACGAAAAGGCCTATGGGCGGCAGTTCATCAAGTCGCTCGGCGGGGTGCGGTGTACGCGCAACCTGGACGACGTGGTGTTCCTGCGAGGATGACGACATGACACCGACCGAATACAACGAAGCACTCGTGCGGCTCGGTGCCGCGGCCGGGCTCATCACCAGCGTCGACCTCGACGCGATTGCAGTGCAGGCCGACAAGCTCGAACTGCTGTTGGCGGCAACCACCGCCGACGACGACGGCAAGCCAATCGACAACGCGCGACGGGCGGAACTGCGGGCGACGCTCATGGGGGTCAAGCAGTTGGTGTCGGCGGCCCGTTCGTTCCGCGCCTTGATGCCGCGCATCGAACTGAAGGGAGGCACCGATGGGGCTCGAACTGGACGAGGATGACGTGCGCCCACCGGCGGTGTTCACGTCGGAGGAGGTTGAGGCGCTCGCGCGGGCGATTCACGACGGCGAGGCGGCGATGCGCCGGGCACGGCAGGAGTCGTTCTGGTCGTGGGAGGAGGGGTGTGCCGATTCGGAACGATGGCCGGGGTCGATGCCCGACAAGGTGCGGCAGCAAGCCATCGATGAGGCACGGGCGGCGTTGGCGGCATACTCGTCGATGGGGCACGGCTATGTCGTGTTCCTTCGCATGATGCTCGCCACGCCGGGGCTCACCGAATACCAGCGAGCGCGCATCCGGCCTGTCGTTGCCGCGCTCGAAAAGCGATGAGGCGGTCGTGTACCGCCCGCCGTGCGGCTGCCGGTGGGTCGACGGGGTGTGCTGTGACGATGCGTTGATGGTCAGGCGGAAGCTCGAACAGGCGTTCGTTGCGGCAGTTACCACCGGCGAGTGGGGGGAGTTCGACACGTTGCGGGGCGCATGGGAAGCGCACCGCGAGGAGCAACTGCGGCATGATGCCGACCATGATGACCGATGACACGAACGAACAGGGCGGCCCGCTGGACAACTGGGTGACGCCAGCATGGGCCGTCGAGGCGGTGTTGCCGTGCGTCGCACCGATCGCCGAGAAGCCGACGAACGGGTGGTGCGTCGTCGACCCCGGTGCGGGCATCGGCGATGTCACGTTGACGTTGCACAAGGCGCGGTTGCCGATGTTCATGGCATGCGCGGTCGAGTTGCATCCCGGCCGGTCGCGCGAGTGCGCCCGGCGGTTCGACGCCGACCTCGCCGACGTTCCCCACGTGAACGTGACCGGCGACTGGCTCGACCCCGACGTGGGCAAGCTCGTCGGGGCATGGGCCGCGGCGGGGTCGGTCGATCGTCGGGCGGTGCTTGTGATGGGCAACCCGCCCTATACGAAGCCGCGGCGCACGACCGGGCTTGAGTTCATCGAGCAGGCGATCCGTGTCGCGAGCCCGGCCGGGGTTGTCGCGCTGTTGCTGCCGCTCGACTTTGCGGCCGGGGTCGACCGCGCGGCACGGTTGCACGACCGATGGCCGTGCAGTTGCTACCCGTTGCGCCGACGGCCTGCGTTCGGCGAGGAGGGCAGCAGCGGGAAGCGACCGGTCGCGTGGTTCGTGTGGGACTTGGGTGCGCCTCACCGGCGCGAGTTTCGGGTGCTGTGATGATCGGATTCCCTACCTACGAACGGGTGGTTGATGCGCGGTGCTTCCGGTGCGGTGGGCCGCTTGTCGACCTCGGGTTGAGCGCCTACCCGCCGCGGCACGGTCAACACGTCGGCCGGTGCCGTGCGTGCAACGTGGCGACGTGGTTCGACGTGAAGGAGACGAGGCATGAGCGACGAGAACACCATACCGGTTCCACCGGCGGAAAGTGGGCCTGACGACGGCGACGGCATCATCGGCGACCTCGAACACGATGCGCCGACGTGCCCGCGGTGCGGGTGCCTTCTGCTGTTCCCGTGTGAGAACCGACCGCGGGTGCCGACGGTCGGCGACACCGTTGTGCTGCACACGATGCGCGGGAACCTCGCAGGGGTCATCATCGGCACGGGCGACGGGCAGACGCGGCCCTTGATGGTCGTGGACATCGCGACGATGCCGACGGCGAGCGTGCCACCGACTTCGGCGACCGACCTCGCCAACGGCGACCTGCGGCCCGGCACGGTAGGGATCGCTCGGAGTGCGCCGCACGGGTTCGATGCGGGCGAGTGGGCGTGGCCTTGGGAAGAACCGCGAGAGGAGGACGACGATGAAGGTGCATGAGGTACGGGTCGGGCCGTCGGCCGACGACGGCCCGATGGTGACGGAGGTCGGGCAGATGGCCGACCGCGGGCAGATCAGGATTCCGAAGTGGCAACACCCCGACGAACGCGAAGCGCGGGCGGTCGGTGCTGGTGCACCGAAGTTGGAGGACGTGCTCACGACCGGGCAGCTCGACATGCTCGCGGGCATCGCGGTCGAGGCATCGCCGGGCAACGAGTGCGGGGCGTTCGGTTCGCCGGGTGTCGACTCGTGTGATGCGGCTGTCGGGCTGTTCGCGCGCATGCTCGCGCAGTCGACGGAGCCGTGCCAGTTCGTGTTCTTCGAGCCGCGCGAGGGCACGACGGTCGTGACGGCGTTCACCGGCAACGGGCCGAAGGCGCGCGAGACGGCGAGGTTGTACGCGGTCGCACGCGATGCGATCCTCGCGCTCGTGCTTCACGCGCGGGCGAAGCAGCAGGAGGTCGACACGTTGCGCCGGGCGCTCGACACGTTGACCTCGGTTCATTCCGCCCCCTATGATGAGGAGGGCGGTGCCGATTGAAAGGAGACATGACGATGGGAACACGGGACTTTGGGTGGGCAATTCGGATGCTGAAAGACGGTCGCCGGATGGCGCGCGAAGGGTGGAACGGCAAGGGCATGTTCATCGTCCTTCAGCGTGGCTACCCGGAAGGCATCCCCATCAACCGGAACACCGCTGAGGCGACGGGGTTGCCCGAAGGAACCGTGTGCCGGTTCCTCCCCTACATCATGATGCGGACGGTCGACGGTTCGTTCGTGCCGTGGCTGGCGTCGCAGACCGACATGCTCGCCGAGGACTGGCTGCCGGTCGAGGAGGGATGATGGACCCGAAGACAGGGCAGATCGTACCGGTCGTCGACGAGGATGATGCACGCCGACGCGGGCTCGTGCCGATACCCGCCGAGGAGCTTGCGCGGGTCGGGCGCATGACCGAGGACGAGCGCAAGGCATGGGCGAAGGACAAGCTCAACCGTCAAGCCGACCTTGCCCGCGGCAACCGGAAACGGCGACGCGCGCTCGACGCCGAAGCTCGGCGCAACGCCCGGCGCAAGGCGCGCGACAAGAAGTGAACACCCGCGGCATGATGACGCCATGCCGCGACAACTCCCCCCACACGAAGCATCGATCGTTCCCGCGACACCGGGGCTGACGGAGTGCCAGACGTGCCCGGCGATGGCCGCGCTCAAGGGCGCGCTCGACGAGCTTGCCGACATCGAACGGCAGGCCTGCGAGGTGTTGCCCCGGTTGCCGTGGGAGATCGCACGCGACCCCGGCATCGCCGACCTCGCGTTGCCCGCCTACCGGCGGGTGTTGGCGGCGGTCGGGTTGCTCGTCGGCGAGGTGCATCGTGCGTGGCGCATGCAACGGGAATCGGAAACGAAGGCAACGACCGCGGTTGACCGGGCCGACCGGCTTGGGGCACGGGTGCAGCAGCTCGAAACGCTCATCCAGCAGTCGACGGAACGGGCGCTCGCGCTCGTGCGTGCGGGGTCGGTCGAACAGCTCGCGGCGCTTCGGGCGACGATCGCCGAGAACCGCGAGGCGCACGATGCGTTCGACCGATGCGGTGTGCCGACGCACGACACGAACGGGCGGCCGTTGCGGCTCGCCGAACGGTTGCACCGGATGCGCGACGGCGTGCCGGTCGAGGTGACGTTCACGGTCAACGGCGAGGAGGCACGACGACGATGAAGGTGAACCCGAGGCCGGTGCCGTCGCTCGGCAAGCGCGAGACGCATGCGTTCGTCGACTGGCACGACAAGACGACGGGCGAGATGCGCGGCGACTTTCGGCCCGTGTCGGTCGACGTGTACCCGACGAGCCCGTGTGGCGAGGCGTTGCGGCACTTGCGGGTGCTCGCCGGATTGGGGCTGCGGGAGACGGCGGCGATGCTCGGCCTCAGTGCGGTCGACCTGTCGGCGCTCGAACGGGGCAGTGCGACGCTCACCGACGCCGAATGGGTCGACGTGTTCCAGGCGATCCGTGACCGGGCACGCCCGCCCAAGGAGTTCGTGCCGTGACGTTCGCCGAGGTCGTGAAGGTGACGATCGAGACGCCGGGGTTCCTTGCCGAGTACGACCGGCTGTTCAACACGACGTTCACACGCGGCGGCATCGAGCACGCGGTCGACGTTGCCACCGGCAAGTTCAACGACGATGCGGTGCGGCTGCTCGCGTTCATCTACGAGGTCGTGTGGTGCCGGTTGCCCGAGGAGGTGCGGCATGAAGGTGGTTGAGGCTATCAAGCAGGCGGTCGACACGGGAAACGCGACGATGGCGGGGCGTTGCGCCGACATCTTGCGCGACCGGTGCGGCATGACCTACGAGCAGATCTTCACGTTCGCGCGGGAGCAAGTGCCGACGCTCACGCTGGCGAAGTGGGAAGGGCTCATGTATGAAGCCGACACCGAGTGACCTCGTGCGGGTCGGGTCGACCGTGTACCGCCGCACCGGCGAGATCGTCGCTGAGTACACCAGGGGGGCGTGGTACGAACCGCGAACGGTCGGCGGCCGTGTCATCGAGTACGAGACGTGCGATGCCGCCAAGGCGGCAAAGTACGCGGCCCTGCCGGTGCCGCAACCGGTGCACCCGTTGACGTGTGCGCTCGCCGCGGCGAAGCGGTAGACTGCCCGGCATGAAGGCGAACCAAGCATCGTTCCCGGCGTTCGGCATCGACACCGTGTTGCGGTTGAACGCGCAACAGGCGAAGGCCCTGGCGGCGCTCGGGTACACGTTCGCGGTGCGGTACTTGGGCGGGTTGACCTCGGAGGAACGGGCGGTGCTGCTCGCGGCCGGGCTCGCGGTCATGCCGGTCACGTACTCGCGCAAGCCGGGGTGGGTGCCGTCGGCCGACCTCGGGCGGCAGGACGGCGACAAGGCGTTGCTCGAACTCGCGCGGGTCGGGCTGCCGCCGGGCGTGACGGTGTGGCTCGACCTCGAAGGGTGCGCAGGACCGGCGGCCGACACCGCGGCGTGGGTGAACGAGTGGGCCGTGAAGGTCGCGGCCGCGGGGTATCAGCCCGGCCTGTATGTCGGGGCGCAACCGGGCGGCCTCGATGCCGACGCGCTGTGGAAGCTCAAGGTCGTGCGGTACTGGCGATCGTGTTCGCGGGTGCCGGAACCGGCCAACTGCGGGTTCTGCATGACGCAGCTCTACCCGCCGAACATCCTCGTGGCGGGCATCCGGGTCGACGTTGACGTGGTGCACGCGGATTGGAAGGGGAGGTTGCCGACGTGGGCCGCGAGATGAACGTCGTGCCGATTGACGGGGCCGGGCACGATGACGCGCTCGCGATGCTGCGCGAGGCGTTGAAGCGGTGCGAGGCGAACGGGTGGACCACCGTTGTCGTGCTCGGGTACACCGGCGGCGAGGTCGAGATCGTGGCGAGCGCGCACCGGTCGACCGACGCGCTGGTCGGGGCGCTTGAACGGGCGAAGTGGGAGCTATTCGACCGCACTTGATGGTCGCGGCATGATGCCGCCATGAGCAATCGGTCGACAGTCGAACTTGGGTTCCTGATGGCGAAGGCCGATGCACACGGCCACGACATGCACCGGGTCGAGGTGTGCCGGTGCGACCGGTGCGGTGCCGGGTTCATCTACGACCCGTCGTCGGGCGAGCATGACGGCCGTGCGCTGCTGGTCAACTGCCCGGCGACGGATGATCGATCATCCGTGCGGGTGCACGACCTGAAGTGCTGGCGAGAGCACTTCCGGCGGCTGCTCGACGGCACGAAGCACGTCGAGCTTCGATTCGACGACCGCGAGTTCAAGGTCGGCGACCGGCTGCTGCTGCGCGAGTACGATCCGCGGGCGAACCGGTACACCGGCCGGGCGACGGTGCGTCGGGTGTCGCACATCTTGCGGTCGAGCGACGGCCCGTGGCTGTCGGCGGGCTACGTTGCCCTGTCGCTCGAACCGGGCGGGGCGCTGCCCGACCAGTTGCAGCAGGCGTTCGCCGACGGCCGCCGGTCGGTGCTCGGCGACCTCACCGAGGACGATGCGACGGTCGAACGGGGCAACCGATGAGGCCCCGGAAGAACCCGCCGGGCACGCCCCGGCGCAAGGCCGTGTGGGAACCGCCGCCACCGCCGGGGCAGTACGAAGTCATGGTCGCCATCGGCGTGAGGATCGGCACCATTGCCGTCGAGTACCCCGACGAGGTTGCGGCCGCCCTCGAACGCCGCGGGTGGCTGCCCGACCTCACGCGGGGCGAGGTCCGAACCGACGGGCCGTTGCCGTGGCTCACCAAGCCGACGCCGGATGCGCCCACAGTGCAGGCATGGCTCGTGAAGTTCCACGCGGCACAGTCGCCGTCGGGTGGGCGTGCCGGTCGGCGGCCCCGAATCCCGCGGCAGCCGACGCTCGTGCTCGCGCTCGTGCCCGCCACCCCATGATCGTGCGGTCATGCTAACGCGATCCCTATGGGATCATGGCCGATGCTTCCAACGCAGGATTGACGGCTTGCGCACAACCGGCCGCCCATGATCGGCCGGTCACAGTCTACGCAGGGGTTGCAGATGGGGTGGGCAAGTAGCCGGAAGTCAACGGGCCGCGCGCCAGCGGCAAAGGGTGCGGTGGGGGATTCCGAGCCGACGTGCGGCGGGCATGACCCCGCCGGATTCGTCGATGGCCCGGTCGATGCGCGCCCATGCGAGAGCGACGAACTCACGGTCGCCGCTGGTGATCATCGCGCCAAGGGCTTTGGCAAGCGGGTTCTCCTTGCGTGGTTCGTGCGGTTCGGTCGTCGTCGGTTGCGTTGCCGGGTCCATTCGGTGACACCTCCGAACCGATGCCGGTGCACCGGGCGTGCCGGGGTGTCAACCTATGATCCGTGCGGCATGGGTGCTGCACTGTGTCGGGGCATGACGACCACCTCGATTCCCCGCTCCGCTGTCTACGTCAACGATGAGGCCTATCGCTTCAACTACGGCCACGCCCCCCGCGGCCGCGGGTCGTGGGCCTTCACGTTCGGCACGCCCTACGGTGAGCCGGTGTTCGTGAAGGACGCGATCGGTTGCATGTCGATGACCTACGCCGCGGCCCGCCGCATCGCGGTCGACACCGCGGCCGCGCGGGGCATCGACATCGTGTTCGTGTGCACCTGACCCCGACGAAAGGAACCCCGACGATGACCCCCACCGCTGAGTACAACGAACGCATGCAGGAGATCGAGGCCGAGGCTGCCCTCGTGCTCGGTGCGGGCGACCCCGCCGACGCGCGGGCGGTGCTCGTCGACCTCAACGCGCTTCGGTTCGACGTGTGCGCGCTCGCCGTCCGCACGACGAGCCGCCGCACGTTCGAGGCGATGCGGTCGCTCAAGGACCGGGCGCAGGCCGTGTTCGCCCGGCTCGAACCCATGGCGAAGGGAGCATGACGATGAACACCGAACCGACCATCAGGCGCACGAACCCCGTCGCGTTCCGCCGCTACGCCAAGGCGCTCGGGCACCGCCCGCATTGCGCCGAGTGCGGCGAACCCCTCACGGCCACGTCCCACGTCGAGGGGCAGGCCGGGTGGTACTGCTGCGACGAGTGCCGCAAGGCGTGCGAGGACCACTACGACTTTCGCGGCGACGACCCGGCGAAGCCCGTGTCGACCTGCCCCGAGTGCGGCGACAACGGGCCGCACGACGACGACGGGTGCACCGGCCGGTCGCTCACGTACTGCTGCCGCTCGTGCGGCATGCACTTCGACGCCTACCCGGAGGCCGTGTGATGCCCGCCCTGTTCATCATCGACGACCCCGGTTGTCCTGTCGACGGCGAGCCCGAGCCGTTCACGTTCGCGTGCTTCGCCGACGTGAACCCCGAACTCGACCCCGATGAGCGGGCGTGCATCCTCGCGTTGCGCGTCGGCGAGACGTACACCGGCGGTGGCGGTGCCGCGGCCGAGTGGCGGCTCACCCGCGTTCGCTGACCCCTACCCGACGGCACGCCCGCTGCAACCCTCCCCGGCGTGACGACCCCGACGAACAGGAGCCCGACGATGCCCACGACGAACACCGACCACGACGACAACTTCAACGCTCGCGTTTCGGTGTACCGGCCTTGCCGGTGCGCCATCTGCGAGCGCCCCGGCGCTCGGTGGTTCCAGTGCCCGACCGCCGACGCGCGGTTCGTCAAGGCCTACGAGGGGCCGGGCATCGACGGTACCTCGTTCCCCACCCGCGGGTTCATCGCGGCGGTGCGGGAGCGCCACCCCGAAGCCGACCTCGTGTACGCCGACCACCCCGCCCAGCGGTAGGGGGCGACCGGCCCGACGGATGATCGATCATCCGTCGGGCACGACCCGAACCCGACGAAAGGAACCCGACGATGACCACGACGATCCGCACCCCGACGACGATGAAGCTCCGCAACGCGCTGCTCGTGCTCGTGCTCGCCCCGGCGACGCGGGCATGGCTCGCCGAGCACGACCCGAAGGCGCTCGCGCAGGCGCACCTTGCGCTCGCCGACTTGCCCGATGCGACGCTCGCCGACCTGTCGCCCGAGGTACGCCGGGCGGTGCACGCGGCCCGCAACACGTTCGGCACCCGCGGCCCGGTCGACCTGTGCCCCATCTGCGGCGAGGACAGGAACCACCCTTCGCAGCACGGCAACCACCGCTGCTGACCCACCCCGGCCCGGCACGCGGGCCGCACTGTGTTCGGGCATGAACACGACGAACACGACCCCGACGAACCCCTCGACGAAGACCCCCACCCCTGTGACCAAGGTGCCGTTCCGCCTTGAACCGTTCGGCACGACCGGTTGGACCGTGTTCGAGGCGGTCGACGCCTACGAGGCGGCCGTCTTCGTGCGGCGCAACCCCGCCGCGGCGATGCCCTGCTGGAAGCGGTGGGAGATCGTCGACGGCCCCGACTTCGGCGGCCTGCCGTACCTCGTGCGGGTTCGCTGACCCTCCCGCGGCATGATGCCGCCATGACCGCCGAACAGCTCATCAAGTTCCTCGCCAACACGCCCGGTCACGCAATCCTCGTCGTGCCCGCGGCCGATCATTCCTACCGCCGGGTGACACCGGTGCTCGTCGAGGCCGAGCAGTACCCCGACGGCGACCTCGCCGAGTTTGACAGCCACGCCGGGGTCGAGCCCGGCTCCCGCGTCGTGCGGGTGCTCTCGTTCGTGTAGGAGGCAGCGATGGGCGACGACCGATTGCAATGCCGGTTCTGCGGTGTTCGCACGTGGATGCGGGACTACAACGCCTTCATGCGCGACCACGACCGACCTGATGGGCGAAAGTGCAGGCGTGCAGCCCGTGAAAGCGAAGGGAGGACCGAAGTGAGACTCAGACCGATGCCAGTTGACGTGTGCGGCCCCGGTTCGGATGCGCCGCCACCGCCCTCAAACGAGGAGCCGAAACAGGAAGCGACCCCGGCGACGCTGCTGCAAGAGCCCGGTGCCGCGACGTTCGAGCAGGCGGTCGCCATCCGTGAGGCACGGATGAAGGCCCGCGACGAGCAATCGTGGGCGCAGTGGGCCGTCGACGCGGCCCTGTCGAACGCCCGGTTGCACCCGCGGCAATGCCCGCTGTGCCAGCACCTTCGGGCCGGTGCGAAGTTCGGCGACCCACCCCGGTGCGACAAGGGGCGCACGAACCTGCTCGGCGACTGCCGGGACCACACCCCGCACGGGGCGGGTGTCGTGCCCGCCGACCCGAACCCGCCGACCGCCCCCCACACGGATGATCGATCATCCGTCGCGCACCCCGACCCGCGCGACCCGCCGGTTGCCGACGGCCCCGACCCCGACCTCGTGCAGGCCTACGAGCACCACGTTGCCCACTCGCGGCGCATTGGCGAACCGCCGATGACCCTCGAAGCCTACGAGGCCGTGACCCGCCCGACCAAGTGGGCCGAGCACAGCATCCGGCCTTCGTGGTGGCACGCGGGCACCCGAGCCGACGTGGCAAAGCGCACCGGGCAGGCGGTCGCCCTTGCGGTGCTTGCATCCGGCGACGGCACGGTGCCCATCAAGCGCATCGAGATCGACCGGCGGTGCATCACGTTCGAGGTGAGGGCCGACGGCCCGGCCGCACCGCTCGCCGACCTCGAACGGGGCATCGAATCCCTCGGGGCGGCGACAGTGCCGCAGGCGGTGCGCGACAAGCTCGCTGAGTACGCCCACGAGGCATGGTCGGGGTGGATGCGATACCTGTTCGACAAGTCGACGCCCGACGCCGGGTGCACGATCATCCCATCGGATCTCACGACCCGGTGGCGTCGGCAGGCATCGACGCCGTTCGACAAGCTGCCGCCCGAGGAACAGCGGTCGGACTACACGGAGGCCGACCAGATGCTCGCCATCATGGCCGAGCACGGCCGCGGCGACGGGCGGTGGGTGCTCATCCGAACCACCTCCCCGTCGGGCAAGCGGCAGTTCGTGTGCACCGGATGCGGCCGCGTCTCGACGACACCCGACAAGCGGTGCCCGCACGAGTGCGAGCGGTACGAAGGGGGCGACCGATGAACAGCGACAAGCCGGTGCCGGTGCCGGTGCCGGTGCCGTTGAACGATGACTGCGTGCTGTGCCACGCGCAGAACGAACAGCTCGGCGAGGTAGACGGAACGGTCGTGCTGCTGATGATGTTGGTCGATGGCATAACGGCCGAGGACGTGCACCGCGACCTGTGCTTTGCGCATCGTCGGCGGGTCGATGACAACGTGGCGGCGATGCGAAAGGAGAGGCGGCGATGAAGTGCACAATCTGCGGGCACGAGAAGCTGTGCGACGAATGCTGGCGCAAGCGGTCGCAGCTCATCGCCGACCTCGAAGCTGATCGCGACCGGTACAACGAGCTGCTGTACGCCGTGCGGGCAACCGCCCCGATGGTCGACAAGCTCACCCCGGAGCAGGCGCACGAGCAGGCGCTCAAGACGCTGCGCAACGAACGGGCACGGGCGGCCCCGACGGATGATCGATCATCCGTCGCCATCACGTTGCCGAAGGGCATGACGACCGAGGCGGCCCGCAAGGTCATCGCCGAGGCCCTTGCCGACATCACCCGCACCGGTGTCATCCCAACGCACCGGCCGGTCGTGGACGTGCCCGGCCCGGCCCGCAAGTGCGCAACGTGCCGGTGGGGCGACGGGGCGTGCTGTGCGGACTGCACCCCGCCCGACTACCCGAAGTGGCAGCCGCCCGCCGGTGCCGAGCTGGTCGAGCAGCACCGGCGGCAGTTCGAGGCCGAGGTGAACCCACACCGCCGGGCGACGCTCGCCCTCGCGCTGCTGCAAGCCACCCGGCCGTGCGGCCCGGCGACACGCACCGGCGAGTCGTGTTCGGCCCACGACGCCATCAAGGTAGCCCTCACGCTCACCCGAGCCCCGACGGATGATCGATCATCCGTCAACCCCGACAAGGCAGGCTGGCAGTTCGACGCAACCCCGGCCACGGATGACGACCCGACCCAGCAACCGGCCCGTGTCACCTCGAAGGACGCCATCATCATCGCCGACGCCCACCGCACGCTCGTCGAACTCGCAACCGACGACGAACCGTTTGCGCTGCTCGCCATCCCCACCAACGTCCTTGCCGAACTCCTGTGGCGCACCGGCTACCGGGTCGAGCCGCCCCGAACCTGCCCGACGTGCCGCAACTACCTCAAGCCCCGGTTCGACTGCCCGACGTGCGGCGGCACCGGCGTCGAGCCGCCCACACCGCCCACCAAACCGACCGGGCACTGGCGGTGCCTGTCCCACGGCTACGAAGGCACCTTGCCCCGAACATGCCCGACGTGCGGATTCCCCCGAACGCCCGTCCCACGCAAGCCACGCACCAAGGAGCCCCAACGATGAGATGCGCCCACCCAACCGCCGACATCCGTGCCCTCGAAGTCGATACCGCCGACGGCGACGGCCCGCTGCTGTGGTGCGCCCGGTGCGGTGCCCTCGCCCACCCGAACGGCTCCCCGGTCAACACCCCGCCTCCCCCACGCAGCATCATCCCGCCCGGCTCATCCGCTTGGCTCACCACCAACGCCATCTCCCCGCCAGCCTTCCCCTTCTGGTCCCCTCTCCCCCACGTCGGCGGCCCCTCCCGCTACAACCGCTGACCTCCACACCGACCGCGTATGCGGTCGCCGCTATCCCAACGACGCTTCACACCGGCCGCCATACCCCGCACCGACGATACCCGAACCCCACACCGACACCCGCCCGTCGAACACCTCGCCCACCCGAACACGACATCGCACCGAGAGGGCCGCGTACCAACTCCGAACACGCCGCTGCAATGGGCGACACACGAACTCGCCGTTGCGCCAAAGGGGTCGCCATGCAACACTGAGGCGATGGATCGGCCCAGCAAGCCCCCGCCCGCTCGCCCCCCCGCACCCGCACCGACCCGCCCGAACCGGTCGACGCCGGGCCTCGAAGGCCGGGAGCGCATCGGTCGAACCGGCCTCCCGCGAGGCACCGAAGCCGAGGTCGCCGGGGTGCGTGCACGATTGCCGACGCCCGAGGAGCGGGAGCAACGCCGGGCGCTGGTCTACCAGTTGCTCAACAGCGGAGCCGACGCGGCGACCATCCGGCGGGCATGCGCGGAGCGGTTCGACATGCGTGCCGACCTCGTTGATGAACTCGTGCGCAAGGTGAAGGCCGAGCGAGCCGAGCAATTCGAGGCCGACCGCGGGCGGTACAAGTCCGAGCAGGTAGCGCGGTTGCAATCCGACCTCGTGAGGATGCGAGCGCAGGAGCGCAAGCCGTGGGGAGCCATCGCCCGGCACGAACAGCTCCTCGCGCGGGTCGTCGGCACCATCGAGCCGGTCGGCATCAACATCACGGGCACGGTGTCGGTGCGCGAGGCGCTCGTCGCGGTCGTGCAACACCTCGACACCGACGCCATTGACGACATCGTGACCGAACAGCTCGAACTGAGTGCGCGGGCACGGGCGGCCGCCCTCCTCGCCCCGGCACCGACCCGCACGGTCATCGACGCACCCATCGACGACCCATCACGCCGTCCCTCGTGACCGCGCCCACCCCATCGTGACGACCCCGACCGCCCCGATGGTTGCCTCGCCCCGGATGCGGGGTGCATTCCGACGCACCTGTCAAGCACGCGCGAGAGTCACCTCCCCGCCGTTCGCATCGTGACGACCCTCGTCACCCACCCCCACGGATGATCGATCATCCGTCGCCCCGACCCGAACACCCCGCCCCCCTGCATCGACCCCTCGACCCCGCCCGTCGACGAGGGCACGCCCCCCTCGTGTCACGGATGGGAGCGCACCCCGCACCGACGAGGGCAGCCCCGCGGCGACACGAGGGGGGCGGCGTTCCTGGGGCGTCGAGGGGGCCGGGGGTGGGGAAGGGGGGAGGGGGGGCCAGAGGCAGGCAGGGCCACCGACACTGTGCAGCTCGAAACTGGCCTCTCAGGTGCAGTGCTGCTGCAACTGGAAACGGTGCTCCAACGATGCGACGACGGGGCAACGACGATGCCGACGACGGTGCGACGGGGTGTCGACGATGCGGGGTGAGGGGGTCGCGGCTACGGGGTGCGGGGTGTTGCGGTGGGGTCAGGTAGTTGGTGAGCGCGGGTGCGGGTCGGCTGTTCGGGCGAGGTCGTGGATCGCGGACAGTGCGTGGTGCAGGCGCGAGTTGAGGTCGTCGATGGTGAGTTGGCGTTGTGCGGCGGTTGTGGTGGCGGTGTCACGTTGCCGTGTGAGGTCTGAGGCGAGCCGTTCGGCGTGTTCGCGGTCGGCGAGCAGGGTGTTGATGCGGTCGTTGGCTTGGGTGAGCAGCGATTCGACCTCAGCGAGGCGCGCTTCGGCGGCGACGTGAGCGCGGGTGACGGCGGCGATGTCCTGTTCGAGTTCGGCGACGCGGGCGATGAGGGTGGGTTTGGTTGGGCCGTGCGACATAGTTTGGGACTCCTTTCGGTGTGCGAGCATCATGCCGCGCGGCATGATGCTTGGTGCGGAGGTGACGGCGGTGTCGAAGTACGTGTTCGTGACGAACGTGACGATCTCGATGCACACGGAGGTTGAGGCCGACGGGATTGACGCGGCGGTTGAGGAGGCGCGGTGTCGCGGGGTCGTGTCGTTGTGCAATCAATGCGCGCACGGCGAGCCGGATGCGTGGTGCACGTCGGGCGAGCTGGACGGCGACCCGGCGAGTTCGCCGCTTGTCGAGGTGGTGGTTGATGACGAGGTGTTGACGGGTCGTGCGTTCGGCCGGGTGCGTCGGTTGTGGCGCGACGGCTGATCGATCATCCGACGCGGGTGCGGTATCGTTGACGGCATGCGGCGATTGCGACACCCGGAACACGACACCGACGCGGCGATGCCCGATGCCGACGATGCGGCCCCGGCCGATGCGGGGTCGGTGCACGTCGGGCTTGAGGAGCGGGACCAGTTGCTGTTGGCGGGCCTGTTGCGCCGTGCGGCGGAAGGGCGGCGTGACCCGTCGGCGTTCTTTTCGTTCGTGATGCGTGAGGAGCACGGCGAGCGACGGCGCATCAAAGCGACCCCGCATCAACGGGTGCTGTTCTCGTTCGTGTCGCATCACGACCGGTGCGTGGTTCGGATGCCGCCGGGGTTCTCGAAGACGTACTGCATGTCGGCGTTGTCGATGCAGTTGTTGGGTCAGGACAACACGGCCCGCGGGGCGGTCATTTCCTCGACGCAGGAGCAGGCGTCGAAGGTCGTCGGCATCGTGCGCGACTACATCGGCAAGCCCGACCAGTTCCCCGAGCTGCGGTTAGTGTTCCCTGAGTTGCGGCCGTCGACCGACGTGCACGACCCGTGGACGCAGGTGAAGCTGTGCGTTGCCCGCCCGGCCGGAATCCGCGACCCGTCGTTGTGCGCGGTCGGGTACGGTGGCGCGTTGCCGGGGTCGCGGTTGTCGTGGATTCTCGTCGACGACATTCTCGACGAGGAGAACACGCGAACGCCGCACGGCCGCCGTGCGGTCAAGCGGTGGTTCGACACGACGGTGCTATCGCGGCGTGACGTGCGCGGGTCAAAGATCGTTGTGACGAACACCGCATGGCACCCCGACGACCTGACGTATGCGCTTGAGGCGTCGGGGTGGCCGACGTTGACGATGACCGCGGAGGGTGACATCGAGGTGTCGAACGCCGACCCCGGATGGGACACCCCGGACATTCGACCGTCGCGCAAGCCGGGTGAGGTGTACCGGCTTGCGGCGCACGACGTCGGCGAGGTTGATGCCGACGAGGCGGTGCCGTTGTGGCCGACCCGGTTCTCGGCCGACGTGCTGGCCGAGATCAAGGCGTCGATGCCCGCGTTCGAGTACGCGCAGCTATACGGGATTCGGCCGCGGTCGGATGAGGACGCCCGGTGCAAGCGCGAGTGGATCGAGCGGTGCAAGGCCCGCGCACGCGAGGCCGGGGTGTTCGGGTTGGTGCCGAAGTACGACGGCGAGGATGCGACGTTCACCGGGGTTGACCTCGCGGTCGGGCAGACCGACGAGCACGCGCGAACGTCGTTCTTCACGTTCCGTGTGATGCCGAACGGGGTGCGGGTGCCGCTCGACATCGAGTCGGGCCGGTGGACCGGCCCCGAGATTGTGCGCCGGTTGGCCGACAAGACCCGCCGGTTCAATTCGATCGCGCGGGTCGAGAACAATGCCGCGCAGGAGTTCCTGATCCAGTTCGCGTTGGACCAGAACGCGGCGTTGCTTGTACGGGCGCACACGACGGGCCGGAACAAGGTGCACCCGGAGCACGGGGTCGAGGCCTTGTTCGTCGAGATCGAGAACGGGGCGTGGCTCATTCCGAACGATCCGTCGGGCAACTGCCCCGAGCCGGTACAGGAATGGATCGACGCGATGCTGTACTACAAGCCGCCCCCCGCGCACACGGAGGACGTGCTCATGGCGTGCTGGTTCGCCCGCGAGGAAGCGCGCGAGTGCGGGTTCGGTTCCGTCGCGCGGGTTGGCGTTGCCGACGGCGAGGGTGACGAGGCGGGTGCAGTGCCGGGCGGGTTGTCGGTCGCCGACATCATGGCGAGGTGAGTCGATGGTCACGTTGACGCTCACGGCGACGAACGGGCCGAACGCAACCGGGTGGGCCTTGCGGGCGATTGGGCGTCGTGCCGTGTTCCGCCCGATTGACGTTCGCGGTCAACCGGTACGGCTCATCGTGCGGCCGGGAGCGGTTGTGCATCTTGAGGCGGCGACGGAGGCGCTCAACCGGCTCGGTGCGGTTGCGGTGCATGTCGACGAGGTGACCGGTCCGCCGACCGCGGCATGATGCGGGCATGCCGACGATGAGCTTGTGTCAACTGCGAGGGCGAACGATCGTCGAGGTGCACCTCAACCCGTTCGACAACGGCCGCGGCGGCACGTCGACCGAACCGGTGTTCGTGCTCGACGACGGCACGCGGGTGTGGTTCGTCGTCGAGGAAACGGAGACGGGCTACGGGGTGCGGGTCATGGCAACGAAAGGGGCGAACCGATGAACCGGTGGTTGTGGATGCTGTGCGCGGTTGTGCTCGTCGCATGCGGCGGGTCGGATGAGGCGCGATTGTTCGGTGCGTCGGGCATCGTCATCGACGCGGCCGTTGATGAGACGAACCCGCCCGGCGACGAGACGTTCGGCCCCGACGCCGAGACGACCGACGCGGCCGATGAGACGCCCGGCCCTGATGCGCCGGTTGCACCGCCGGTCGATGCGGCGTGCGCGATGCCGTTGTGCACCGGCGACCCGGTGCGGCAATGCTCGGGGTCGGTCGTGAACGATTGCGGTGCGACGGCGTGCGACGGCGTGCCGTGCGAACGCGGCACCTGTTCGATCGTGAACGCGAACGGCAAGGCGTGTTCGTGCGTGCGGCACGACGACGATGCGGCGTCGGGTGAGCTGTGCAACGCACCGGGCCGGTTGTGGGGGCAGATGCCCGGCACGATGCCGAACCAGGGGTGTCTCGGGTGCAAGGCGACGGGCATCGTGCAGGGCGGGGTTGAGTGGTACTGCTGTTGACCACCCGGTTGTCAACCGATTCCCTTTGAGGTTCACGGGGTTACGCCATGCGAAGTGCGATTGATGACGTGCTCGATGACTCGCGGCAGGGCGACGATGCGACGGCCGATGCCGACTTATTGCGTGCCGTGCTGGATGACCCGGCAATCGACGATGCCACGTCGACGGCGTTCAACGACATGCTCGAACAGGTGACGCAACGGAAGCGACCGCTCACCGAACGGCAACGCGATTGGGTGCGGACGATCGCCGATCGGGAGGGCATCGTCGACCCGCGCACGACGAACCTCGTGTCGCGCGGTGTCGAACCGCGGTTGCGACGCGGCGAGCATCGCCCGGTGCAGCTTCAACCGGTAGTGTTCATCGCGCGGGTCGGGCATCTGCCGTTCCCATCCGAGGTGCACCGCCTTCGTTGTACCGTTCATCGTGACGTTTCGCTTGACGACCATGGGAACCTCCGTTCGTTGTCGCACCCTATCACACGAAAGTTTGCCCGGCGTGCCGCGTCGGCATAGAACTTTCGCCTCTGATCAGTGCGGGCAGCCGCATTGCCCGACGCACCGACGACCCCGACGAAAGGAACCCCGACGATGAGCGACTACGAGAACGCACCCGCGACGACGATGCTCGCGACCCATTGCTGCTGCTGCGGCCGCCCGCTGCTCGACGCCGTGTCGGTCGAGGCGGGCATCGGCCCCGACTGCCGCAAGAAGCACGGGTTCGGCGAGGCGCAGGCGGCACCCGATTGGGCCGCGGTCGCGCGGCTCGAACTCGAAGGCGCGTGGCCGACCGACCCGCATGCGTGGGCGAACTCGCTCGTGCACCGCATCGCGTGCAACCGTTCGGGCGACGACGTGCCGCGGTTCGTCGCGTGCATCCACGCGCTCGGCTACCGGAAGCTCGCGATGACGATCGCAGTGCAGTTCGGGGCGGTCATCGTGACCGAGGCCGACGGGATGCTGCTCGTCGCGGCTCCGTTCAACGACGAGTGGAACAAGGCGGCCCACGCGAACTGGTGGCGGTGGGACGGCAAGGCGAAGGTGCGCCGGGTGCCGGTCGCCGACCGCGGGAAGCTGTGGGCCGTGCTCGTGCGGGTGTACCCCGGCGTGCTGTGCGTCGGCACGAAGACCGCCCGCATCATCGAGGCGAAGGCGGCATGATGAACTACACGATGAGCGACCGCCGGGAATCGTTCCGCAACTGGTATCGCACGGTGACGTTCGACGACGGGCGGGTGTTCGTCGTCGGCGTCGAACGTGGCAAGCCGGTTCGCATCCCGTTCAAGCCGCGCGGGCAGAACCGGGGCTTTCAGTGGTGGGGCGTAGTGCGCGACGCAACGGGTCGCACGGTCTGGACCGACCGGTTGTCGAGCGGAACGGTCGGCGTGCGTGGGTTGCTCATGCGTGCTGGCTTGTTGACATCGAAGAAGGAGACAACGACATGACGACACCGAAGAACACCGAACGCCCGAACATTCCCTGTGCATGGGTCGACACGCACGAACTGCCGCGCGACAACATCGTGCGGCTCACGTTGTCGCTCGTGCTCGACGAACGCCGCACGGTGCGCGCCATCGCGTTGCGGTTCCTCGCCGACCTCGAAGCCGCGAGCCCGCCCGAGTCGTCGTGGTTCATCGCCGGGCCGACGCACGTTGGTGTTGCCCGCCGTCGGTCGGTGTGGACGATCGAGATGCACCTTGCCGGGCTCGACTACTGGACCGACGCGCGGGCGGTCGCGTGCAAGGTGTGCCACGACTTCAACGCCGCGCACGACCCGACGATGCTGAAGTGCTGCGAGTGGCACGCGAGCGGCGGCCCGCCCGAGTCGTCGTGCGGCGGCGACACGATGATGCTGCCCGCCTACAGCCGCATCATGGCGGCGAACGGAGGCCTGTGATGGCCCGGCGGTTGCGACCCGACCCGGCGACGATCCGCGAAGGCATCGTCAAGATCTACCAACAGTGCATGGGCGTTCGTGTCGACGGCACCGATGCCGGTGGCGATGCGTTCCTCGCGGTGTCGATGATGAACCGCGGGCGGTGGAACGAGGCGTTGAAGTACGCCCGGTCGGCGGTCGCCCTCGAACGGGGCATGCTCGGCGACGTTGCGCCCTGCCCGCATTGCGACCGGATGGCAACCGATGAACCGCACAACCCGCGTTGCCCGGCGGTGCCGCAATGGCCGCCGCTCCTCGCGGCGTTCGAGGATGCGTTGCGCATGCTCGACGGGGCCGACTCCGACTGATACCGTTCCCGCCGACACCCCGCCCGTTCTCCTCGGTGGGTCAACGCCCCCCCTCCTGCCGGTCATGTCGCGGGCGGGGTGTCATCTTGCTCGCGGCCGCGGGTCGTGCTCCGATCGTCGGCACCGCGAGCAGGAGCGCGGTTGACATGCGACGAGCCAAGCAACCCAATCCGGCGACACCGCCGACCGACATCGCACGCCTCGAACACGTACCACTCGGGCAGCTACGCGGGTGGCCCCGCAACCCGAAGCAACACGACCTACTCAGCATCCGGCGCAGCTATGACCGGTTCGGGTTCGTGTTGCCGCTCGTGGAGGACGCGACCAGCACCCAGCTTGTCGCCGGGCACGGCCGGTTGGAGGTGCTGCTCCAGATGCGCGACGCGGGCGAGGAACCGCCCCGGCGCATCATCGTCGACGAACACGGCGACTGGCTTGTGCCGGTGCTGCGCGGCGTGACGTTCGCCGACGAACGCGAGGCCGAGGCCTACATCGTTGCCGATAACAAGCTGGCCGAGGTCGGCGGGTGGGATGAGCGGTTGCTCGCCGACGTGCTCGGTGACCTTGACCTCGACGATGCCCTCGTGACGGGGTTCTCCGAGGCCGAGTTGCAACGGCTGCTCGAACCGTCGGTCGGGTCGGGCACGACCGGTGCCGGTGCCGATGACCCGTGGGGTGCCGGTGGCAACACCGGCGGCGACCCCGATGATGGGTTCGTCAAGTTCCTGTTCGGCGACTACGCGGGGCGGGTGCGCCGGTCGACCTACGAAGCGTTCGTGCGCGAGTACAACCGACGCCGGGCGGCATCGCAGGCGGTCATGCTCGACGACGTGCTCGCGGCATGGCTCGCCCTCGAAGGAGGCACCGATGCCGTCGCTACGTGAGTCCTTGAACCAATCGGCGGTCGTGCGCGGCGAACTGCTGCGGCGGTTCGGGTTCATGCCCATGTCGCTGCTGCGGCTGTCGCGCGGCGAGCTGTCGCGGTCGATGTTCAACTACCAGGGCGAGGAGAAGGGGCGGTCGGTGACGAACGCGGGCGATGCGGGCATGCGGCTCGCGAAGTCCGCGGAGGGCAAGGCGTCGGCCGCGGAGCGTAAGAAGCTCGGCATCATCGGCGGCGTGCTCACCTCGCAGAAGGGAACGTCGCGCACCGGGGCATCGATCATGCCCGCCGAACTCGTCGAGTTCTTCGTCAAGTACTACGCGGCACCGGGCGACGTGTACCTCGACCCGTTCATGGGCCAGGGCGTGCAGATGCAGGTCGCGCACCGATACGGGTTGCACTATTGGGGGTTCGACTTGTGCGAGGAGTTCTTCCGGTACATCGAGGCCGTGCGCGCCAAGATCGACACGGGCACGACGACGATCCGCACGTTCCTCGCCGACTCGAAGAACCCCGACCCGATACCCGACGGCATCGGCGACTTCTGCTTCACCAGCCCGCCCTATTGGGACATCGAGTGGTATGGCGACGACCCCGAACAGCTCGGCATCGGCAAGTCCTACCCCGACTTCATCGCGGGCATGGAGGCGGTTGCGCGGGCGTGGCTGCCGAAGTTCAAGCCCGGCGCGACGTGCGTGGTGAACGTCAACGACTTTCGCAAGGACGGTCGGTTCTACCCGTACCACGCCGACACGGTGTCGCTGTTCCGCCGGGCCGGATGGGCGGTGCACGACATCTGGATCGTCGAAGGGCTCATCGCCGGGTTGCCGCGGGTGTTCGCGGCCGACAAGAACTCGAAACGGATCGCGCCCAAGGTGCACGAGTATTGCATCGTTCTGCGTCGGTCGTAGTTGATTGCGCGGCGCATGCACAATACGATGACCGTATGAACCGACTCGCCCGGACGGATGCACGGTGGTTGGCGTTGCTACTGGACACGGAAGGGTCGATCTGTATCAACCGAGCACACCGCCCAACAGGCGATGCTCACATGGCGATCGTCGGGGTAGGCATGTTTCATCCGGCAGTTGTCGGCGAGGCTAGCCGGATGATCGGTGAAGGTCGGGTGTTGGATCGGCCGGAAAGTGGCGGTCGGCGAACCCGTTACTACATCCAGTTTTCGAGCAAGGCCGCGGCAAACATCATCAAGCAGGTCTATCCATTTCTGCTCATCAAGCAATCGCAGGCTCGCGTTGTCCTTCATCTCGAACATCGAAAGGCAGTTGCGGGTCGGAGTGGCCGCTTGCCCGATGATGAACGGCGATACCGTGAGGAGCTTCGTTCGATGGTCTGCCGGTTGAATCGGTTTGAACCGATCGATGTGTCGTCAATCCCCGAACCATCGTTGCGGCTGTTCGACCGCAATCCGAACTACAGGAGGCCGTGATGCCGTCGCTCAAGGAATCACTCAAGGAATCGGCCGCGGCACGCGCGGGCATCGAACGCCGGTTCGGGTTCATGCCGTTGTCGGTGTTGCGGTTGTCGCGCGGTGCGTTGTCGCGGTCGATGTTCCACTACTCCGCGGAGCACGGGCGCAACACCGGGCAAGGCGTCGACCGACCGAAGGCGCGCGAGGCGGGTGCACCGGCGACCATCAAGCTCGGCGGGTCGGGACCGCGCATGCACAGCGACGGCACCGAGACGTTCTCGGTCATGGCCGCCGAACTCGTCGAGTTCTTCGTCAAGTACTATGCCGAACCGGGGCAAACGTACCTCGACCCGTTCATGGGTCAGGGTGTGCAGATGCAGGTCGCGCATCGGCTCGGCCTGCACTATTGGGGGTTCGACGCATGCGCGAAGTTCGTGCGGTACATCGAAGCGGTGCGGGCGAAGCTCGGCCCGACGCCGACCCGCATCGAGGTGTTCCACGGCGACAGCCGCGATCCCTCCCGAATCCCCGACGGCATCGGTGACTTCTCGTTCCACAGCCCGCCCTATTGGGACATCGAGCACTACGACGACGACCCGGCGCAGCTCGGGGTCGGCAAGTCCTACGAGCAGTTCCTCGACGGGATGCGCGATGTCGCGCGGGCGTGGTTGCCGAAGTTCAAGCCCGGTGCGTGGCATGTCGTCAACGTGTCGGACTTCCGCACCGGCGGGCAGTTCTACCCGTATCACACCGACACGATCGAGGTGTTCACCCGCGCGGGGTGGGCAGTGCACGACCAGTGGATCGTCGAAGGGCTCATCGCCGGGCTACCCAAGGTGTTCGCGGCCGACTTCAACACGAAACGGATCGCTCCTCGCGTGCACGAGTATGCGATAGTCTTCAGGAAGCCATGATGACACCCGCGGTTCACTGTGCATCGGCCGTCGTCGAGGGCGTGTTCGTCGACCCGACGGCGGCGTGGTTCGAGTTCCTGACGCTGTGCAACGGCATCGACGGCATGACGGTGTTGACCTCGACGCGGTTCGACTTCCCCGGTGGTGGCGTGTCGGGCGTGGTCGTCATCGCCGAATCGCACGCGGCAATCCACACGTGGCCCGAGTCGAACCGGGCGTGGGTCGAGCTTGCGACGTGCGGCGTCGAATCCTCGGTCGAGGAGTTCCGACGCCGCATCGAAGCCAAGTGGAAGGTGGTCGGCGGGTGGCAGTTCATTCGACCCCGGCCCGACGGATGATCGATCATCCGTCGCGGGTTGCACCGCCCGGTCGCGACGCGGTAGCCTTCCCGCATGGCTGACGACGCGCTCAAGGTTCCGCCCCACGTTCCGCACACCATCGAGATCGACGGCCTCAAGTACACGGTCGACGAGACGATCCACGAAGTCGACGCCCCGGCGACGGCCGGGGTGCCGGGCGCAAAGATGCGGGTCAAGTACGCCACGCACGAAGGCAAGCGGGTGCGCCTGCTGGTCGATGTCGTGCCACCGAAGGGCGCAACGGGCGGCGTGCCGTCGGAGTTCCCCGAGGACGTGTACCGGCTCGCCGCGGCGCAGGCGACCCGATAGCACGCCGACGCACCCCAACAGGAGGATAGGGATGCAACATCGAATCGTGGTCTGGGACCCGACCGGGAAGTTCCCGATCGGCGACATCATCGAGGGCGACAAGGCAATCTCGCTGTTGCACGGGCACGGCGGGTTGACGTTGCCGGTCGAACCGCACTTGCTCGGGCGCAACGCGGTGTCGGGGTACTTCCGCCGGGATTGGGGCCGCGGCACGCCGTTCACGAACATGGTCGGCACCCGCGGCTGCCCGATGCTGATCTACGTCGTGCCCGACTTCGCGGTGCTCAATTGGGCGATCCGGGTCGAACCGATACCCGGTGCACCGGAATCGCGCGGCACGTTCCGGCTCACGATGCACACCGGGCAGGTCGGCACCATCTCGGGCGGCCTCGCGGCCGACGGGGCAGTGGTCGAGTTTGCTGACCGGCCCATCGACCCGCACGGCGGCGTCACTATCGTCGGGTCATCGAAGCTCAACTGCACGATGGAGGGCTACCTGGGCCTCAGCATCTACGGCACCGCGGTCGGCGTGCGGGTGCTCTGGTCGGCCGTGTCGCAGTCGCGATGACACCTTGCCCCGGCGGGTGGTAGGCTCGCCGCATGGCAACCAAGATCCTGCTCAACACGACGCGCATCGGGTCGACCGTGCACAATGCCGGGTCGGCGTTCGACACGGTGACGGAAGCAACGACCATTGCCCGGCTCGGCTCCGCGGGAGGTCGGCTTGTTGACCCGACGCCTGCTGTCGTGGCGGCGGCCGCGCTCGCCGTCGAACGTCGTCGGAAGGGCGAGGACGTGTCATCGATCGATGCGATGATGGCCGCCGCGGAAGGGGGCGGCGAAGGCGGTGGCGGCGGAAGCATCAACTGGCGGCCGGATGGGACCGGCGACGCGACGACATGGGCCGAGGTCATGGCATTCCTCGCCGGTGCCGGATATGGCGAGGCGATCGTGCTCGCTTCGCAGTTCGGTGGGGTGTACTCGATTCCGCCGAGCGGCACGCCCTACGACATGAAGGGGGCCGTGTTCAAGGCACCACTTGGCAATGCCGCGGGCACGATCATCGACGTTGCTGACGGGGCGGTTCTGCACGATTGCCAGGGCGTGACCGGTGGAACGGTGCTCGCGTTCCACTGCACGGCGGCACCCGCGATGACGTTCACCGACCCCGGCGGTGGGAGCCCGGCCTCGTTCATCGTCGAGGAAGGCGCGGGCATCGTCAACCTCGGCACAGTCCCTGTGATGGCTGTTCCTGCGGGTGTGCCGATGGTCGTTGCGGCATTGCGGTCTGGTTCGGTCGGTGAGATCGGTGGACCGCCGCAGGGGCCGATCGTGTTCGCGGGCGTCGGTTCGTTCATCATCTGCGCGAGCATGCTCGGGTCGACGTGGATCGACGGATGGCTCGTGAACGATGGCGTGGACCCGACCGCCAACTGCGTGTTCCAGCAGGACGGGTCGTTGCGTGCACCGAATCCCGTGAACGCTGGCTTTGCCGGGTCGACGTTCAACGTCGCGTTAGGCAACTACGGTGGCAGCGGTCCAACGGCGTTCCGCCCGTCGGCCGTGTTCGGGCCGTTGTCGGTCGGTGTGCTCTACTACGACACCGACCTCGGCAGCCTCATCGTGTGGAACGGTGCCGCATGGGTCGCGGTCGGTGGTGGTGCACCGCCGGTCGGCACGCCGAACACGCTCGCCTACTTCGACGGGGCTGGTGCGCTCGGAAGCGACCCGGCACTGTTCGCCGGTGGGCTCGACCCCTACGGGCGGCCGCAGCTTCGCGACGTTCGGCAGGGCACGCTACCGGCGGCGAACGCCGTGTGGCGGCAGGGTGCATGGCAAGTCGATGGCGACGCAACGAACGTCGAAGGCGACGGCATCGTGGTCTATGGGAAGGACCCGGTGTCGGGGTTGCATGATGGGGCCAACGGGGCGTTCGCGCGGGTCAAGTGCGACCGGTTCGCGGTGCGGCTCATCACGGGCGGCGTCGACGTTGGCTACGGGTGGCGTGTCGACCTGACCGAGTTCTACTTCAAGGACAATACCGGCGCGAAGACGTGCAACATCGCCCGCACGACCGGCCTTGCGTGGTTCAAGGACTTGCGCATCGGCAGCCCGACCGGGCCTGCCGCGAGCGCGATCGAGAAGCGCACGCTCACCATCACGCACGCCGACCTGACGGAGCTTGTGAACGGCACACCTCAGTCGTTCAACCTCGGGGCGGTGCTACCCGCGAACGCCCGCGTGCTCGCCCGCACGTTGCGTACCATCACGCCGTTTACGGGTGGTGGGGCAACGGTCGTTTCGCTCGATGTCGGCGGTACTGACGCCAACGCCATCATCGCGACGGAGGACTTGCTTGCCGGTGGGAGCGATGACCGCGAAGGTTCGGCGGGCATCAACCCGACGGGTCTGTTCTCGGCTCAACAGCTCACGGCGACGTTCACGCCCGATGCCGGGCACAACCTCGACGGGTTGACGGCGGGTGCCGTGACCATCGACGTGCTCTACACGGTGCTTCCGTGAGCGACGGCCGGTTCGCGTTCAAGCGATGGGACGACATGCAGGGCGGTGCGTTGTCGGGGCTCGCAACCGCCGCGCTAACGGTCGAGGTGTACCGCGACACGCCTGCAATTATGGAGTTCATGCGGCACGACCAGGACGATGCCAAGACGTTCTACCATCAGACGCCGCACGCGATTGATCCGTCGAGCGGCGTCGGTGTGCACTTGCATGTCGTGCCGATGAGTGCCGCGGGCGGCGACCTCTACATGCGCTACTGGTACGTGTGGGTGCACCCCGGCGGCGTGTTGCCCGCGCTCGTCGGGTGGACAACGGCCGCGGTCGCGGTGCCGCTTGTCGCCGGTGACCAGTACAAGCACACCGTCAGGGGGCTTGTGACGATTCCGGCCCCGGTTGGCGGTGCGCGCGAAAGCGACTTGCTGGTGGTGCACGTTCAACGGAACGGCACCGACCCGCTCGACACGTACAACACCAACAAGGTCGGCGGCACCCCGCAGGCGAACGTCGGGTTGCTGTTCGTCGACGGGCATATCCTCAAAAGCGCGATGGGGTCGCTCGCCGTGTACGGTGACGGGCACCCCGGCTTGTAGTGACCGACCGCCGGGAGCGGTGGTAGGCTTCCCGCATGCCCGGCTACCTCACCACAGGATCGCTTCGCCCAACCGTCGTCGGCATTGCGGTGCCGACCGACTTGCGCCCGGTCGCCCCGTCGTCGCTGTTCGTCGACGGCATGGTTGCGTTCCCGGTCGCGACCGGCGGCGTGTTCGCATGGGATTCGACTTCGCTCGCGGCCGACGACGGCACGACGGTCATCAAGCCCAACGACATCGGGGCGCTCAACCCCGGCCGGTGGAAGAAGCTCGCGATCGGTGGCGGCGATGTCGCCCCGTTGCTGTTCGGGCTCGACGGCCCGTACAACGACGCGAACGTGCCCGGCACGTTCGACCCGCCGGTGCTCATCGAGACGGCCCGAACCATCAACACGGTCACGTTGCTGCGCAGGGATGCGGGCACCGCGGGCAACACGACCATCGACGTGGCAGTCAACGGGGTGAGCATCTTCGCGCTCCCCGGCGACCGGCCGTCGGTGTCATCGGGTGCGGGTTCGTTCGTGTCGGATTCCAAGCCACCGACCGCGGGCGGTGGGGTGCTCAACCCCGGCGACATCGTGGAGGTCTACCTCGTCGACAAGGAAACGGGCGACGCGACACGGCCGCAGGGCATCCGGGTCGCCATCAACATCGCGTGAGGCACAACGATGGGAACCATCTACCCGGCACAGCATCGCAACGTCATCGTTCCACGTGTCGAGTTGACGTGGCAGCAAACGGTTGCCGCCTATATCCGCGGGTGGAGTAGCGCGAACTTCGCGGGCATCGTCGGCGGCGAAACGGTGTCGATCCAGCGTAACTACGGGGTGCCCGCTGTCGTCACCATGCTCGCGGGCGACATCACGGCGGCCGCGGTCGCGGCCCGCATCAACCTGACGTTCCCCCGCTTGGCGTCGGTGTTCAACGGTAGCGTGCTGCTGACCGACTTGAACCAAGTCGCGGTCACGGCCATCTCGCAGGCCGACTTCCTCAAGATCGGGTTGCCCATCATCAACCGCGACACGGGTGCACCCGCCAGCTCGGCGTTGGTGGTGCCGATTGACCCGCACCCGTCGGAGTTCAACGACCTCGTGTCGACGAACTACATCGACCTGCCCGACAACGCGAACACGCTCGGGGTGTGGGCGAGCGCGGCGGGCAATGACGCGCAGAACGATTGGGGTGCGCAGTTCGTCGTCATGTGGTCGAACCTCACCGAAGGCGAACCGCCGTTCGCGGGCGTGTTCGGGGCGACCGATGCCGAGGAGGATTCGATTGCCCTGCCGAGCACGCCCGACCAGTTCAACGCGCGCATCGACGCCTACTTCGCATCGCACCTTCTCGTCGGGGCGCAGAACGGCCTCGGTATCTACCGGCTGTTCAACTTCAAGGTGCCGATCGGGGCGACCCGTGCCCGCATCTTCGTACAAGGCGCGATGAGCAACGGGGCGAACCCCTACAGCGTGACGAACCCACCACCACGAATCCCGCCGACGTTCCGGTGCGTGCTGCATGGGGGTGTCCGATGAAGGTCATCGCCGGTCGATGGCGGCTCAACCAGACCGTCTCGCAACCCGGCCCCTACTCGGCGGTCGAGATCGACTTCGAGGAGCAGGACTTCGCGTTCGGGGTCGAACGGGTTGCACCCGCAGTTCCCGCAATGGGGCTGCCGACGTGGTACCGGGTGCGGCGTAGCGGCATCTACCTCGTGACCGCCGCGCTCACGGTCGTCGAGACCGTATCGGGCGGCAACAACGTCGCTGACGTGACGATGACGATCATGGGCGACAACGGTTCGCCGGTCGGCGACGAGTGGCCGCGGGTCGAATCGTGGCCCCTGTTCCTCCCGGCAACGCCGTCGAGTCACACGTTCGCGACGCTCGTGCGGTTGCCCGCCGACTACGGTGTGAGCTTCAAGTTCTCGACCGACGGTGAATCGGAACTCACCGGCGTTGGCTACTGGGAAGGGATGGACCGATCGTGGGTCGAAGTCGCACGGGTTGCCGACCTTCAGGTGGTCCGATGATGGGTGACTTCGTGTCGTTGGTGCGCGGCATTGTCGGGGCGACGGTGCTCGTGCTCGCCGAGAAGCTCACCGACCTCGGCGAGCGCATCATCGGCATGCACGACCCCGAACCGCGCATGCCCGAACACGGCGACGGTGCCGACGCGGCGATGCCGGTGCAGGACCCGATCACACCGGAGGCAGCGGCAATGCTCGAACCGCGGCCGCGGCCGACACCGCCCGCACCCGCACGGCAACCGCCTGCGGGTAGCGTCGAGGCACGCATGATGAAAGCGAGGGCGTTCTGATGGGCAACGTGTTCGCACTTCCGACGCAAGGCCCGATTCCGCAACCGGCCGGTGCGGTGCCCGGCCCCGGCGGGTCGACGCTCGTGCCGTCCTCGTTCGGCATCAATGCGACGACGTTCGGCGAGTTCAGTGCCAAGTCGTTCGTGTCGTCGGAACGATACCGCGAGCTGGAGTTCCGCGAGCGGTTCTACAGGTGCACGCAACACGACGGCAAGATGTTCGACTTTTCGGGGCGCATGATCCGCCCCGGCCCGCCGACATCGCAACCGATGCTCGCGACGCATCAATCGCCCCACTACGTGCCGCTTGAGATGCGACGGCCCAACGCGCCCTACCGGCTCGCGCGCATGATCGTCAACGCCTTCACCGGGTTGCTGTTCGGGCACGACCGGTGGCCCGCGCTTCAGGACAACGACCCCGCAACGCAGGACTTCGCGCAGGCGCTCGCTGTCGAGGCGAACCTGCCAACGGTCATGATCCGCGCACGCAACATCGGCGGGTCGGTCGGCACGGTCGGGCTGTCGTGGCGGTTCGTCGACGGCGTGCCGCGGGTGACACCGCACAACGGCAAGCACCTGTTCGTGCATGAATGGTTCGACCGCGACGAGTGCATCCCGGCGCACGTCTCGGAGGTGTATCAGTTTCCGCGTGACGTTTTCGACCGCGAGAAGAAGCAGGTCGTGCGCAAGTGGTTCTGGTTCCGGCGCGATTGGACCCCGGTCGCCGACGTGCTGTTCGAGGAGGTCGAGGCGGGTGACAGCGAACCCGATTGGCGCATCGACACCGCCCGCTCGTTCATTCACAACGACGGATTCTGCCACTTCGTGTGGGTGCAGAATCTGCCCGAGGACGACGCGACGAACGCCGACGGGTCGTGCGACTACTCCGATCTCTACGAGTCGTGCAACTCGATTGACGTGCTCAATTCGGTCGTCATGCGTGGGGCGTGCCTCAACCTCGACCCGACGTTGAAGCTCAAGATGGACCCGCAGCTTGTGTCGCGGTTCGGGGTGCGCAAGGGCTCCGACAACGCGCTCGCGGTCGGCAAGGACGGCGACGCTTCCTACATGGAGTTGTCGGGTGCGTCGATGTCGGTCGGCATCAACCTGTTCGAGGCGCAGCGCAACGCCGCGCTCGAAACGGCGCAGTGCGTGCTACCCGACCCGAACACCATCACGGCGGCCGGAACGTCATCGGTTGCGCTCCGCATCGTGTACGCCCCGATGCTGTCGAAAGCATCGATCATGCGGACGCAGTACGGGCGTGCCATCGAACGATTGCTCACTCAGATGGTCGAGAGTGCGCGCAGCCGATACGGCACCGCTGCGGGCGAGCAGGAGGTCGACTTCGAGCCGGTCGATGACACGGGCACGTTGCGTGAGGTCGCGCGACCGGTGCACTACACCTTGACGCTCCCGCCGCGCATCGAACGCGAACCGGTCGTCGACCCGTTGACGGGGCTGCCGACCGGCGAGATTCGGGTGCGCGAGGTCGAGCGCGAACCGGGGTCGGGGCGCAACATCAAGGTCGCGTGGCCCGAGTTCTTCAAGCCGACGACCAACGACATGCAAGTCACCACGCAAACCATGTCGATCGCGGTCGGCGGCAAGCCGGTGCTGTCGCAACGCGCGGCGGTCGACATCATCGCGCGGGCGTACAGCCTCGATTCCGACGCGGTGTTCGGCGAGATCGTGAGCGAGGCCCAGGCGGCGAAGGCGGCCGAGGCCGAGATGTTCCCCAGCACCGGCGGTGAGGTGACACCGCCCCCCGAGGAGGAGTTGAACCCGGTCGAGGCCGAGCAGACGCAGAAGGTTGCGTTGACCGCATCCGACCTTGCTTCGATCGTTTCGGTCAACGAGGGCCGTGCGTCGGTCGGGTATGGGCCGCTGCTCAAGCCCGATGGCACGCTCGACCCCGACGGCGACCTGACCATCGCCGAGTTCCAGGCGAAGCGCGAGGCGAAGGGCGCGAAGCTCGGCGAGGCGATCGGCGAGGCCGAATCCCCGCCACCGCCGCCACCACCCCCACCGCCACCCGCACCGGCGGCACCGCCCGGCGCACCAGCGGCACCAGGAACGGCCGCACCCGCGGCACTCGCCCCGACACCCGAGCCGCCGGGTGGAACCCCGCCAGCGACCCCACCACCACCCACCGGTTGACCCGCACGGATGATCGATCATCCGTCGCGCGGTATCATGCCCGGCATGACCGGTGAGGCGACGACGTGACCGACCCCGCGGCCGACCTTGTGCGGCAGTACATCGACCGCAACCGGACGATGGCGAAGAAGTACGCCGACGCGGCGTACACCCGCCGGGTGAAGGCGACGTTGCAGGCGGCCGAGAAGGAGCTGGTCGCCCGCATCGACGCGGCGGTCAAGCTCGGCCGCAACGATACGTTCGAGGCCGTGCAGGCGCAGGCCGCGCTCAGGCAGCTTCGCGACACCCTCAAGGGCGTCAACGCGGCGATTGCTGGGACGGTCGTCGACACCGGTAAGGTGGTCGCCGAGACGACGGCGAAGACGACCGTCGACTTTCTCACGAAGTCCGAACGCAAGTACCACGGGATGGCGGCGGCATCGGCGTTGCGGCTCGATGAGGCCGCGGTGCTCGACCGGGCGGTGTCGGGCTACCAGTCCTCGCAGTTGTACCGGTTGCGTGGGAGCGGTGAACCGGGTGCGGAAGTGACCGCACCGCACCGGGGCAAGCCCGGCATCCTGCAACGATACGATGATGGGGTGCTCGCCAAGTTCGAGGAGCAGTTGCGCACGCACTACCTCGCCCGCCGACCGTGGGCGGAAACGCGCGACGCCATCATCCAGCAGTCGCCGTTCCTCACCGGCAAGGAACCCGGTGTTGCGGCGACGTGGGCCGAACGAATCCTGCGCACCGAAACGGCCTACGCCAACAACCGGGCGAACTGGCAGACGATGAACGAGGCCAACGAACAGCTCGGCGACGGGGTGAAGATCCTATGCGCGACGTTCGATGACCGCGCCGCGGCCGACTCCTACGCGGTGCACGGGCAGATCCGGCGGCTCACCGAACCGTTCGACACGTGGACGGGTTCGTTCATGCACCCGCCTGCACGACCGAACGATCGCGAGGTCGTCGTGCCGCATCGGTTGTCGTGGCCGGTGCCCGACGAACTGAAGCCGAAGACCGACGCCGAGGTTGCGGCTCGGTGGCGATACGAGAAGCGCAAGGGCAGCCCGCCCGCACGACCGAAGCTGTCGACGATTCCACCCGACCAGTTCGGCAAGCCGCAACCGCCGGTCGGTGCACCGCCGGGCACCCCGCCGACCGAATCGCCGGTGTCGCCCGAGGAGGCTGAGGCGCGGCTCGCGGCGATGACCCAACGGGGCATGATCGACTCGCCGTTCGGCACGCCGATGGACGAGGATTCGGCACACCTCGCGCGACCCGACATCGTGCGGCAGATTCACGCGGGCATCGAGGACGCACCGATCCAACAGGTGACGCTCGACCGGCTGTTCTCCGACCGCACAACCATCGAGGCCGATTCGGTTCGGCCGTTCATCCGTGACCCGCACTTGGTGCGGGTAGGTCAACGGTCGGCGACAGGTGCGCTCGAAGACTTGCCGGTCATCGTGCGGCATCAAGGCATGCTGTTCGTGTACGACGGCGACCACCGCCTTGCGGCCGACAAGCTGCGCGGGTTGCGTCGGACGGTTGCGCGGGTCGTCGACCTCGACAAGGGGAAGACCCCGCCGACCCCGCCGACGAAGCCGACGCCAACGCCACCAACACCGCCGACGCCACCGCCGAAGACGACGACCCCGACAACCCCGCCGCCACCGCAACCGACGAAGCCGACCCCGCCGACGGCACCGACGCCGCCACCGGCCCCGGCACCGAAGCCAGCAGGCAAGGCCGACCCGGCGCTAGCGCATCCCTCACGACCGGAGCACACCCCGGAACACCATATTGCCGACGTGTCGGCGGTGCACGGGTACACGTCGGCGGGCATGAACGTCGCCTATGGGCGAGCGATGCTCGAACGCGGCGTCGACATGCACGCCCACGTTCTCACGCAGCACGTCGAGAACTTCGCAAGGTCGGTCACGATGTCGGGTGCGTCATCGGGTGCGGCACGGTCGATCCAGCGAGTCACGCACTTGTTGCGCAAGCACGGGGCGAAGTCGATCCGCGACTTGATTGAGATGATCGAACGGCCGGGGTCGGGCATCGTTGCCGACATCGATGAACTGCGGGCGGTCGCGGCACTCGGTTCGCACCTCGAACGCATCACGCGGCGTTCGACACCGGAACGGTTCGGCACGGCGAAGGTGTCGAAGGTCAAGGCCGGGCGCACGACACGGGATGCGGCGACACCCGAGGAACGTGCGCGGGCCATCAGCCGGGCCGAGGAGTTCATTCACGCGATGGTGGACGAGACGGTTGCGGTGTCGCCATCCGGGGCGATGCCCGCGTTGACGTTCACCGGGTCGCGCGGGTGTTATCGCACCTACTTCAACGCGATCGAAGCGTCGAACCGGATGGGCGTGCTCGAACACGAACTCGGGCACGCGCTCGAAGCGGGCAACGACACGTTGCGCGCTTCCGCGCGGGCATGGCTCGCGAACCGCACGAAGGGCGAAAAGGCAACGTGGCTCGGGGCGGGGTATCGTCGCAACGAGAAGTCGCGGCGTGACAAGTTCCTAAGCAAGTATGTCGGCAAGGAGTACAGCGACGCGACCGAGGTCACCAGCATGGGGTTGGAGTACATCGTCAACGACCTCGTGTGGTTCGCGCGGGGCGACCCCGACCACTACCACTTCATCCTCGGTCAGCTCGCGGGCGGAAAGGTGCCCGACCCGCCCCCCGCACCGCCGAAGGCACCGGCCCCGAAGAAGCCGCGTGCACCGCGCAAGTCGAAGACGAAGCCGACACCCGAACCGGAACCGACCGCGGAATGATAAGGGCGAGGTGACGTGATGGCGCGATGGGACTTCAGCGACGGCACGACGGTCAGCGACAACGGATTCGTCGACGGCACGTCGGCGTTCGCAGAGCACTTACGTGTCGGGGTGCGCAACGCCGACGACGGGATGCCACCGCCGGTGCACGTTGTACCGCCCCCCGCGGGGTCGATGCCGCTCGACGTTCGGTCGGTGTGGATGATCAACTTGTGGCTGCGTCAGGAACTCGATTGGTGGAACGTCGCACGCGATGACGACATCGAGATCGACACCGACTACAAGCCGACCCCGGCCGACATTCCGCCGACCGTGCAGGCGTTGCTCGACGAGGCAGCCGAGCAGGCGAAGACCGCCGACAACGACCCGCCCGACACCGTGTACTGAGGCCTCACTTGTTGCACCCGTTCGCGGGTGGTAGCCTCACGGCATGGGAAAGCCGTTCCGCATCGAATCGACACCCGCACCGCCCCCTCGTGATGCTGCGGGGCGATTCACGCAGCTAACCCCTCCCGCGCCACCGCAGATCGTCGACGAGGCTCGGCGGTCGGGGCGTTCGGTCGACACCGTAGTGGCCGACGAACGTGTGCCCGATCATCCGGTTGCGAAGACCGCGAAGGAGGCATCGGGCGGGTATCAGGAACAGAACCCATGGCCGCCCGCAGGCCCGGTCAACGACGGCAACAAGAAGCCGATGCGGGTAGGGTGAACGGTGACACGTTGACGCAGGCGACCGCGACGACGTAGCCTGCCACGGTGAGGTAGCAACATGGCGACGAAGCCCGGCGACGGAAAGACGAACCCGTTTGGTGACGGCAAAGGAGGCGCAGGCATGGGCAAGGCGGCACCGACCAACTTCTTGACGAACCCGCGCGGGAGCGGTGCGAGTGCCCCGAAGCCGCGCGACCTTCGCACCGCGCAGGCGCAGCCCGCGACGACCGGCGAGCAGCCGTCGACGGCCGACGCGGCACCCGCGGGGCTCATCCCGCAGATCGATCCGCCCGACGCCGAGGACATCGGCACGCGGCCGCTCGGGCAGAATGCCCACAAGCCTTTCAAGCTCGGCGGTTGAACCGGAACGGCGCGAGGTGAACCATGGGGCAGATCAACATGCAGGGGGCGCTCATCGGCGGCCCGCCCGCGGGCGGCGAGACGTTCCCGGCGTCGGTGTTCTCGGTGCCGCTTCGGTTGCGCACTGACCCCAAGGGGTTCAACGCGGCGACCGGGGTTCTTCAACAGCAGATTGCAACCGCGGTCGGGGTGTACGCCGCTCTGCCAGCGATTGGCACGGGTGGTGTTGTCACGAAGGGCAACACGTTCTACTTCAAGTCGAACGGGCCGGTGCTGCTGCGGCTCACGACCGACGACGGGGTGGGCGGCAACGTCGTTGCCGTGTTGCCTATCAACGGGCTCCACATCATCGAGGTCGACGACACCAAGTTTCTGAAGCTCGCCGAGGTATCTGGATCGGCGCTCATCGAGTACTTCGCAAGCGGCCAAGCGTAACGGGCCGGGAGAGGTGTTCAGCAATGGTCATCAAGGATGCGTTCAATCGGGCGAACCCGAACACGCTCGCCGACCTCATGCGGAAGGTCGGGCTCGGGGCAATCCTCCGCGGGCAGGTGCCGCAGGTGCTTCGCATGAAGACACCGGCGGGGTCGGCACGGGTGCTGGCGACGCTTCAGGCGTTCGCGCTCCCCGACGACTGCAAGGGTGCTCTCATCACGCGCGCCTACGCGCGGGCAACCGCCGCGGCGGGCACGCTCGGTGAGCTGGCGATTCAGACCCCGAACACGACCCCGGCCGATGCGCAGATCGCCATCGCCCCCAACGGTGACATCGTGGTGCTCGCGGCGAGCGCCTACGAGGAAGTGGACGTGGAGTTCATCCCGTCGCGCGGCGATGTCGTCGTGCTCGACGGGCAAGAGGTCGTGGCCGACCAGTTCGCCATCCCGGCGCAGTACCTCGCCCGCGGGGTCGTGTACCTCGTCGCGGCCGAGGCAACGGTCGGCGGTTCGACCGGCGAGAAGGTCATCCTCGCCCCGGCGGGTGTGCCCGCGGCGGGTCAGGCTGCGCTCGATGTGGCGAAGGGCCTCGTGAACTTCGCGGCGGCCGACGCCGTGACCCGGTGCAAGGTGACGCTGCTCGTCGGTGCGCTGCTCGACCTCGACACGGTGCTCGAAACGACCGACGACACCATCTGACCGACGACGTGCAAACGGGAGGATAGAAGCACATGACCGACGCAACGACGCAGGCCGCGGCCGGTGGGACGCCCCCAGCCGCACTGCCCAACAACTTCGTAGGTAGCGCGACGGGCGAACGCATCGCCCCGGCGGCCGATCCGCCTGCCGGTGCACCGCCCGCCGCACCACCCGCGACACCACCCGCGGCGGCAACCCCGCCTGCGACACCGACGAACGGCGGCAACGGTTCCCGCGCGGCGGCCCCGACCGACGAACCGCTCGCGGCACGGCTCGAACGTGCCCGGCGCAAGGCGCGCGAGGACGTGTTGCGCGAACTCGGGGTCGACGACCCGACGAAGGTCAAGGCCGACCTCGCCGAACTCGCGCGGCTGCGCACCGAACGCGAGAAGGCCGACCGCGAGAAGATGACCCGCGAGCAGCAGCTCCAGGCCGACCTCGAAAAGGAACGCAAGACCCGCGAGGAACTCGAAGCGAAGCTGCACGAGGAGGCGGTCGCGCGGGTGTACGAACGGCAAGACAATCTCATCATCGACATCGCCCGGCGGCACGTCGACGGGGCGACGAAGCTGAAGCTCGACACGGCTCGCCGTGCGTTCGCCGAGTACGTCGAGGAGTTGCCGAAGCAGCAGGTCGCCCGCATGAACGAACGCGACATCGATCGGTGGTTCGCCAAGTTCGTGAAGGACAACCCGTGGCTCGCCCCGGCGACACCCGCACCCGCGGCACCGCCACCCGCACCGGTGCGCAAGCCCATCACGACAACGACCCCGGCGGCGAAGGCGAAGCCTGCACCGCCCCCCGCACCGCCGTCGACCGACCCGACGACGAACCCGCAGGGCAAGACGTTCAAGCCCGGCCAACCGAACTCGATGTCGCGAGCCGAAGTCACGGCCGAACTGAAGCGACGCGGCATGCGCGGCTGGCGGTAGGCATTCAATTCGCACGATGCGAATGGAGTGGACGGCCCCGACGCGGCGACGTGCTCGGGGCCGTCGTCTATCGGGCGCACGGATGATCGATCATCCGTGCGCTTGACTCGCACCGGTTGCCGGTGGCACCCTTCCGTTGTTGGCGTAGCGCAGGCACCCACGCGGCACACCGGCGGTCAACAGGTGGAACGCCCCGACGCGAAGCCCGAATCGTTCGACCCATTCACAAGGAGAAGCGCGATGTCAGGTGGACTTGTTCTCGGCGTTCCCCCCGCGGTCCTGCAACTCGTGCAGGCGGGGCTGTTGGAGCGCGCCTTCCACGATGGTCTGTTCCCCGCCCTCATGTACCGTTCCGAGGCAGTCGCCGAGGAATGGGGTGCCAACACGGGCACCGAGATCTTCATGTCGCGGCCCGGCCTGCTGAAGCCGATCGTCAAGCCGATCGCACCGGGCACCGACCCCGTTCCGCAAACGGTCAGCTACGAGCAGTGGGTCGCACGGCTCGCCCGGTACGCGGGCACGATCGACACCCACATCCCCACGTCGGTCGTGGCGAACGCCGACCTGTTCCTGCGGAACATTCACCAGCTCGGCTTGCAGGCCGGGCAGTCGCTCAACCGCATCCCGCGCAACGAGCTGTTCAGGGCGTACCTGAGCGGTCAGACGCTCACGATCGCCCCGGCGCTCGCCGGTGCGACGACGATCCGCGTGGCGGCCCTCAACGGCTTCACCGATGTCGTCGTGCCCGGTGCACAGGTGCGGCCGAACCCGGTGAGCCCGGCGACCCCGCTCGCCATCGGCATCGTCGGTGTCGCTGGCACGCGCAACGTCATCGGGTACACGCCCGACGACCCCGACGACCCGTATGGCCCCGGCACGCTGCTGCTCGACGCCGCGCTCGGTGTCGGCGTTGCTGCGCGCACGCCCGTCGTGTCGTCTCAGGCACCCCGCGTCATCCGGTCGGGTGGCGGTCTGTCGGTCGACGCGATCGGTGCGGCCGACACGTTCACCCTTCAGGACGCCATCAACGCGGTCAATCGGCTGCGCAAGGCGAACGTGCAGCCGCACGAGGACGGGTACTACCACGCCCACATCTCGACCGACGGCAACTCCCAGGTGTTCACCGACCCGGCGTTCCAGCGCCTCAACACCGCGTTGCCCGACCACTCGTACTACCAGGAAGCGTTCATCGGAACGATCGCGGGAATCGCGTTCTACCTCAACAACGAGGCACCGGACCACGCGAACGCGGGCGACCGAATCGCGACGGGCACGAACGCCTTCTACTCGCAGGACATCGGTGCCGAGACGACGAACGACTCGGGCATCAACGTCGGTCGCATCATCGTGACGGGCCGTGGTGCGCTCGTCGAGAAGTACCTCGACGAGAAGCAGTATGTGACCGAGGCCGGTGTGACCGGCAAGGTCGGCGAGTTCACGGTCGTCAACGCGGGCATCGAAGTGCAGACCGAACGTGTGCGCCTCATCCTGCGTGCGCCTCTCAACCGCCTTCAGGACGTGGTTGCCGCGTCGTGGAGCATCACCACCTCGTTCCCGGTGCCCAGCGACGTGTCGTCGGGCGGCCCCGAGCGGTACAAGCGCAGCATCATCATCGAGCACGCGCTCGACTGATCCACCCCATCCCTCATCCGTTTGCACCTGACGGGCTCACGCCCGCCGGGTGCGGCGGTGTTCCCCGACGTGGTAGCATCGACGCATGAGCGACGACCTCACCACGTGGGCCAACCGTGTCGTCGACGCGGTGCCCGACGTTCGACAGCAGACGGACTTCACTTGTGGCCCGTCGGTGCTCGCGGCGGTGTTGCGGTACTTCGGCCGGGCGGTGCCCGAAGTGACGCTCGCGGCCGAGGCGGGTACGACACCCGACGACGGCACGATGTTCGACGCGATGGTGCGGGTGCTTCGCGCGCACGGGCTCACGGTCGAACCGTCGTCGACGCTCGACCCCGCCACCATCAAGCGGCTGCTCGCCGACGGGGCGCTCGTCGTCATCGCGTTGCAGGCGTGGGATTCCGAGCTACCACCGCTCGGCGGGTACGCAGCCGAGTGGAACTCGGGCCACTACGTCGTGCCGGTCGCGGTCGACGACGATGCGGTGCTGTTCGAGGACCCGGCGGTTGCGGGGCGTCGTGCGTTCCTCACGTTCGAGGAGTTCGGGCAACGGTGGCACGATGTCGATGCGGGCGGGGTGTACCCGCGCGGATTCGGCCTTATTGTACGAGGCACCGGCCCGGTCGTTTGGCGACGGCGGGTCGGGCGACTTGCCCCACCGGTTCGGATGGGGTGATATGAGGCAGGAGGTGCATTCAATGCGCAAGGCAACCGGACAGGACGACAAGAACGAGAGCGTGCAAGTGCTTGGCAACGGCCCAATCCCCGACGTGAAGCTCGACGGCCCGACGGAAGCTGCCGAAGTCGGGTCGGCGGTGCGTGACGACCCCGAAGCCGAAGCCGAAGCCCCGAAGGCGAAGTGGTATCGCGTCATCCGGGGCGGCATCGTGCTCGATGGCGGGTTCCGTGCCCGGCTCAAGGAGGGCAAGGAGATCAACAGCCTGAACTACAACATTCGGCGGCTACAACAGCAGGGCATCGTGTTGCAGGAGTTCGACCCCGCCGACGAACCGGTGTCGATGTTCGGTTGATGCCGGGAAGGAGGTGCCGTCGTGCCGCTCACCGAAGACGAAAAGGTCAAGATTCGACACCACCTCGGGTTTCTCAACGTGGCCGAGGCGATGACGTTCGTGTTGGGCACGCCCGCGGCCGTCGAAACGCAGTTCATGGTCGAGGGCGCGATGAACCGCGTGCTCGAATCGGCGCTCGTGCAGGTACGACGGCACGTCCAGATCCTCGACACGATTGAGCAGCAGAAGATCGACGACCTCGAATTGCTCGCCGTCACCAAGGTCGGCGAGATCGAGATTCGGCAGGATGAACAGGAGGCGCTCGACCGGCAGTACGAACGGTGGCAGGCCTCCCTCGCGAACCTTCTCGGCATCTACCCGAACCCGTGGGATAAGCGCAACGGGTCGGGGTTCAACGTGCCGGTCATGCACGGGTGACAACATGAACGTGGAAGCCTACTTGAATCGGTGCATTGCCGCGGCGGTGTTCGTCGCGGCGTTGTGTGGGGTCGGTCTCATCATCGTCGGGGCATGCACCCCGAAGCAGCGGACCATCGCACGCACGGTCATCGACGTGGTTGAGGCCGTGTGCCTCGACAGCCCGACCCCGCGCGATTGCCTCGCACGCACGCACTTGACGATGGCCGCGCAGCCGGGGTTCGACACGCCCGACGCGGGTATCATCGTCGACCCGTTCCCGTCGGCATCATCGTCGGCGAGCGCGGTGCCGACGACACCGGTACGACCGCCCGCACCCGCCGGGAGCCCGTGACATGCCGCGGCCGCGACCGCTCACGCCGAACGAAGCGTCGCGCACGCTCGCGAACCGGCTCGGTGTGCGGCTCGCACCGCGCATCCGGCAGCTCGCGACCAAGTTCGGCATCCGATCCAAGCGCGTGTTCCTCGTGTGGACCCGGTTCGCAGGCCCCGAACGGGGCGACGGCGACGAACGTCTACTCGCTCGGCTCGAACTGCTGCCGACGCCGCGGGTCGTTGACATGAGCACGGTCGTGTTCAACCCGTACTCGGCGGGCACGCTCCCCGTCGGCACGTTGCGGATCGACAAGATTGCCGTAACCTACACGGCCGACCAGCTCATGGGCCGGGCGGTGCCCGGTCAACCGCGAGGGGCCAAGATCGAGGAACCGACCGACTTCTTCTGGGAGGTCGTCGAGGATGGCCG